CCATAACGAGTTAAGAGACCAACCTTCGGATAGAATCCGTTAGGATCAATCGAGCGCTGGATCATCACAGGGATGTAAGGACAGTAAATAATACCAGAATCATAATATTCTGGGCCCTTATAACCAAGCAAGGCGTACTCAACCTTAGTGCCTCCACCTAAGTTGTAGTTAGCTTCGGTACGAGTATCGCGATAGACATTAAAACGCCCACCAACGTTACCGATCTTAGCAACACCAACTGGCGATGTATTAACATTGCCTTCAACTGTCATCCAGCTGAACTCAGGAAGCATTTCGAGGATAGAGCAAACACGTGGGGTAGCAACAATAAAGTTAGCAGCACCACGACGGTTGCGCACAGCCATTCTGTTTGCCTCAATGATCAGTTTCTGATAGAAAGCGCGGTTTCTTTCAGCAACCCAGCGACCATCAGCAGAAGCGATATTAAAGGTAGTATAACCTGTACCGGATCCTGCACCTAAGGTAGCCTGAATCATACGAATGATCATTTCACGATCAATCTCAGCCTGGATTTCATAAGACATGGCGTTAGTCAACTCAGCGTCAACATCAATACCGTTCATGTTCTTAAGATCCTGCTCGAGCTCAACCGACCAACGAGCACCAAGCCTACGAGTACCAGCTTCAACAGCTGTCTTTTCGAAGCTAAGCTCAACAGTAGGCATTCCAGATGCTCCGTCCATCTCAAATGAGCTAAGAGCTGCTGCAAAACCTTGATCACCAGTAACAATCGCGACGTTGGTACCATCGATACCTTTAAGTGCGGATGTTGCTGCAGTGCTCATGAATCCTGCGGTATCACCTGTATAACGAGTATCTAACAAGTTATGACCAAGTTCACCAGTACCTCCGCCACCTGCGCTTGTTTGGCTTTCTGGGTTTCCATCGTTAGAAGCAGGGTTGCCACCGATACCAGTAGCAGAGTACTTATAACGAAGTGCAAATGCCAAACCGACTGGTCCGCTCATGGGCTGAACACCAACGATTTCGTTAGTAATCAACTCAGGGAACGTACGACGAATCATTGGAATCAGAATCTTAGGAAGTCTCTGATCGCCATCGGCATATGTATCATCACTGTTATAAATACCGCCACCTTGTCCATCAGCACGTAGCGGGGATCCTAAAGCACCTGTACCATTCCCGGGGGAAGAGGTATTGGCTTCCTTCAAACACCATGTCTCTTGGTTTTCCAAAAGCATGGCGGTGTTAAGACGGGTATGACTATCTGTGATAGCCCCAACCTTGTCAGAGGTATAGTCCAAAACTGGACTCCACTTCTCCAACAACTGTTGTGCCCTGTTCCCGTCAATATATTCTGTATTGGGTCTTGTCTGTGTTTCGTTCATAATATTTTATATATTGGGTTTAAAAGGGTCCTTTACATTGGAGATCAGGTAGCAAGTACCTCAACAAGTTTAAATTAGATAATTCTAGATAATTGGTCAACATAAGGGTTCTTAACAACCTTCTCAGTAGTCAACTCTTGATNGACGTTATCTTTNACTTCTGACTCAGAAATAGCATCTTCCTTCAGTACATCAAGCACCTCGGTATGCTTTTTCTCAAACATTTTCACGGTATAGTCAAAGTTTTCTTCGATGAATTCCATGTCTTTACCTTCGAAAGTCTTATTAATGAATTTAGTCTTNTTCTCATCAAAAGATCTTGTCTTCTCAGACAGATAAACTGATTTCTTAAGTTCAGTTAATTCATTCTCTAGAGCACTGTTCTTCTCTTCTAACTTAGTAGCATGAGATACTGACTCATCTAAGCGCTTCTTACCATCCATGACACCGTCACGAATAGATTCGTTAGCAAGAGCGAGATCAACACCAAGAGTCTTACGGAAGCTTTCAAGAATATTAATCGCTTTCTTATTATCAACAGCTTCCTGAATTGAATCAGCAGGAATAGCTTCGTCAATATAAGAATCTAAGTAATCAGAAACACTCTCTACGATTGTGTCTCTTAATTTAGCAGCTTCTGTGTTAAGTTCTGTTTGATACTTCTTAATAATCTGCTTGAGCTTATTAGTTCTATCAGTATCAAGGGACTCAACCACCTTATTCAGCTTACGACAATGATCTTTGTCGATAGCCTCAAGTAAAGCCTCTAACTTAGTTGCGTATTTCTCGTCTTGTTCATTAAGAGCAGCTTCGACTGCAATCTTAGAACGCTCCTCTGCCTTCTCGTCTAATTGTTCTTGGAAGGCCTGTTCAATTGCTTGAAGGGTCTCCTCAGAAACAACGTCCTTGGCAGCCTCTTTTAGTGTATCAGTTATGTTGCTCATTTTAAAATAAATCCTTTTTATATGCTTTATTGATCCGCTCTTGAAGCTTACGCTCAATCGCTTTATTCAAGTCTTTATTAGCGTTACTGTAGTCTTTATTGCCCAGATTACTCAAAAAAGACTTAATTGATTCTTTTAAGCTTTTGTCCATCATAATTATTTATTGTAAATTAAAAGTTTTTTATGAAACTAATTATATGTTCCCTTAAATAGCTATCTAAATCCTTTTTAGGTAGCTTACTCACACCCTTTTCAAATTTATTGTAGATTTCTTCATACTTACCATCATCAGCAAGTACCCATTGTTTAGATTCGAGGATTCCGTTAACAAAAGCTGCAGGAAAGGAAGGATCAGCAACACAATCAATGGCAATTAACTTCATATCCTTTACTTCAGAATGACCTGCAGGATTTTCTGCTACTTGACCTAATGCTCTACTAGAGACTCCTACTTTTACACCGTCCATAACAAGACTTCTTACGATTTGACCGCAAGGAGTNCTTAAAACTTTAGACTTACCATAAAAGACGTTATCTTTTTGAGTGAGCTCTGTNACGACATGACAAGCACGTTCAAGATCAACTTCTGCAGTAGTAGGATGATTAAGTTCACCCATTGCTCTGTTTTCATCGATCATTTCTGCTGTATAGCGGTCGACTTCTTTAGCCATTTCTTCGAGATCGTAAACTCTATTATTACGATTTTTCTCAGATGCCATCATGAATGGTCCCTGAATATAAAGCTTGGAAGGCTCTTTAGAGTTCTTTTCTTCAACGATGTATTCGAATTCGCTAAGGTCCGGTTTTTCTACTAAAAGTTTAAATGCCATTTGCTTAAATTACTTTTACTAAATATTTATACTTATAAACTACTTTTTCTCAGGAAATAGTTCTTTCTCTGTGATGATAATGAATTTGTAACCGTTTTTCTTTGCCCATTCTGACGCAGCTTCCCATTTAACTTTATTAACCTCATATGTTGCTTGTTCGTGTAGCAATGTCTCTCTTTTTTTTCTTCTTGTAGCGTTAGGTGGTATAGTTTGTTTATACGGTTTAATCTCTACAAGGTATTTTACGTTCTTACTACCCTCTTTTAGTATTAATATGTTATCAACAAAATATCTATGTACTTTATTGTCTAAAGGGGAAATATATGGAACAATTACTGCTTCAGAAGCCCATTCAAGTACATTAGGGTTACGATCACACCACTGAAAAAAATAAAGCTCCCAAGAGCTTCTGTAAGCTGGGTGCTTTTGACCGATGTACTTGTTTTTATTTTTTGGTCTAAAAAGACCTTTTTTAAAATCTCCTTTTTTATGTATCATCCTACGAAGAATTGAGGCGGAGCTGCGTCACCAAATCCTGGAGTACCAGTCAATAACATTTGCTCCAACTCTTTCTTCTCTGAAAGACCTTCTTGTAACAAGGAAGTATCTAATGTACCTCCACCAAATAATTGAGTACCACCGAACTTACTACGAACCCTACCGATTGATATTTTAGTTAATGCAGATGCGTACTGAAAGACCCATGGCTCTACAATTAAGTCTCTAATTGGTTTTTCAACATAAGCTCCTACTACCCCGTAAAAGCTTTCTCCTGTTTTTGGTTCAGGGAACAAATGTAAATGCTGAGTCCTATCATCAAACTTAAACGTACGACGTATAGAGAGCATTTTCTCTCTCGTTTCCATCCACTGCTTTAATATATACCAACTAATTAAATCAAATCCATAGTTACCCATAGCATAACTAAAATAAGTTTGTTGCGCTAATGTCTGCTCGATGGTAAAAAGGTTATTGATACCGCTATTACTAGCTTCGTCAAAGCTATATACTTCAATAACTTTACGATATTGTTTGGTTAGTTCATCAAAATTAGCTATAATAGCTTTTTGTGTAGTAAGTGTTGTTGTCGTAGTATCGTTAATAACTGTAGCGTTTCTGTTTGCTACTATAGAACCAGATTTATCAGTCTTAGGAACTAACCCAATAGATATTAAGTTACTAGCTACTGTAGTACTTAGCTCAAAAATTTCAGTGGAAGTGGTAAAAACAGTACCGAACTCAGTTTCACTTACTGTTGCTGTTGGAACACCAGACGTAGCTACCGAAAGTAGTTTAGTAATTTGAGTATTAGTATCTCCTAGTGTAACAGTAAAGGTATATTCAGATGGATCTACAACTATATCAGAAACATCAAACTGAAAGACTGTAATAAATGTATCGTCAGAATTAGCTTCGAAATCAATTGAAGTAAGTGTAGCAACCGTATTAGTTGTAGCCTGGGTAGTTTGTAAAGTAGTAGCATACGTACTTGTTAACTCAGGTGTATTGGTTAATAATTTTTCTATATTTAAACCTTTACCACGAGTATAAAGGCTACTATCAAAAACTAAAAATTCTTCTGTGTACCCAGCGAACTTACTAAACATTTCCACTGAGCGCGCTATATTAGTATACAGTTGCTGACCGTGAATCTCTAGATTAACTAAAGGGTATCCTAGATCGTAACATATTCTATCTGCTAAATCTTGGTACTTAGCTATTTTATTAGCAAGATTAGTAGAGAATAAATGACTACCTGCGCTTAAAAATGAATCTGACCATGTTGTAGTTGCCATTTTAATTATTTAGGCTTCTGGTGGCGGCTCCGGTGCAGAAGCTTCAGGTTCTTCACCAGTTTCGGGTTCACCTCCAGGTGAAGGACCGAATTCAGGAGGTGTATCTTCACCCTGATCTACTCCAGCGCCGAGATCTGGTCCTGCAGCACTACCAGCGTTCCAATCACTACCACCTTCTTGAATTTTACCAATCTCGTGTTGAAGAGATGCATCTTTGCGAAGCCATTCTCTATTAGCTTTAATCTGTTCATCGTTCCAACCTAAGTATACCTTCTGAGCATACCCCTTAGAGATGGATTCGTTCTGAGTAATAGTGTTGAAGTTACCTAACTTCAAGTCCATAATTTGTTGCTTACGTAACTCATGGTAATTACGAGGTGGAGTGAAAACTAAATCAAAAGCATTCTCTCTTAACTCAAAATTCTTCCACATCTTTTTTAATTTAAGATGAGTTACAAAAGACTCTTTCAATCCTTTAGCAAAACTAGCCTGTAGTCTCACGATAAAATTAGCAAACTTAAGCTCTTCTCTAAGTACATTCGCATCAGCTTGATACGTGCTTTCGATTTCTGCTCTATTAGTAGGCACCTTCAGAGCTTTATATAGCTTTTTAACAAAGTATACTAAGTCTTGAAGTTCACCTAAGTTAGCTCCGCCAGGTAAAGAATCAACTGACGTACCATTACTGCCTTCTCTTTTAGGGAACCAGAAAGCATCAAGTATAGATTGTGGGTTAAAGGAGTTAACTCTCTTACTCTCATCTAAGTTAAACGTTTTCTTAGACCAATAGTTCTGCATTAGCTTGCGCATGTATCCTTCTGCTTTAGGAGGACTCATATTACCAACGTCGACGTTAAAAACAAGACGTTCAGGAGCTCTTACTAGTCGGTAAATAATAACAGAATCTTCTACCAACGTTAACTGACGATAAGCTCGGCGAGCATTTTCAATAAATGGCACTCTAAACGTTTTATCTTCGTTCCAAGTACCTGAGTTAATGTACGTAATTTGATTTCTATCAAGAGGAATAAAGTCTTTATCTTTTAAATGCACAGAGCTTTGACCTGCGTTACGTTGATCATCTTTGTGATGTTTTAATTTACGCAACAAAAAAGCTTTAATAGACATATTCTGGTAATTATCATACACAGGATCAATAATATGAGTAGGAATATTAACTACACCAAGTATACCGCTCTCAGGATGTTTCTTATGAATAATATTTTCAAAATAAACCTCACCATCTGTTAACAAATACCTCAAATACTCCCAACCTTTTTCTTTAAGCTCAAAGATGTTGATAAAATTATTAAACTCTTCTCGTAGTTGCTTACTAACTAAAGGATCAAAGTCGATTATATCTCTAAATTGTAGTTCAATAACCTTACCCATATCATCCTCGCACAAAAACTCGTCACAAATCTCATCTAAGGCATCAGCAACTTCAGCAAAAGCTCCCATCATACGATAATCTCTTAATCTTTTACCCTTATCAACGTCAAGATTAGCATACATTAACTGGTTGTATGCTCGATCAGCTAAAAAATTACCTACAGGGTGATCAGATTCAGGTACTTTAGGTGTAACCACGGAGTGCTTCGATAAAAGATCCTGTCGCAAAGACCCAGCTTGATAAAATTCCTTAAACTTAGGGTTATCTTGCTGTACGTCGTCGATAATCGCAGCTGGCGACCTATATGGTAGCGCGTTTGATATAAATTGCTGCAAATTTCTTCCAAAAGTTGAACTTTTACCTGTATCCATGTTAGTTTATTGTTATTGTTGTACTTAAATCCTTCACCATACTACCGTAACCAGCAGCATTCATTAATAAAATGTCAATATTACCTGTAGCTGAGATCTCAGGGAACTTGATAGTCATACTACTGTAACTATTTATAGTGTATCCGCCAATTATAATACCAGATATGGGAGGATCAAGGGTTGTACCGTCACAAAGTGTTGAAATAGATGTAAAACCTGATATAGGCCAGTTTGTAAGACTAGGGTCACCACCACTTACAAAAACATTAGTATTATTTTGACAGCTCAATAAAACTGATTCTACACTATCAAAACTATAACCTTCAAACGTTCTGCTCTGACCTGAGAAACCACAAGTTAATGTAGTAAAGGTATTGCCACGAGTAAGTTGCGGTCGTGCTGAAAGAGATTGAGCGTCAAAGTTACCGCTAAAACTAGTAACCGAGGTTAGTTTACTGCTGTATTTTATTGATCTACTCATATTCGAATCCGCTTACTGGTACAAATTTTTGGTCGATTGTGAAAATATTAGCGACCGTACTATCAATATTTTTCTTAAACAACCAACCTTTAATTGTAAAGTTAGTCGTCGCAGAAACTCTGTATGGTTCTACCCCAGAAAGCTTTTCAGGGTAAGATAAACTAATATTACCATCCCATAATACTTCAGATCTTATTTCTAAATTTTCAGATAAGTTTTGAGAACTAGGGAGCTTCCAACTTATAATAATATACGGGTTATTATATGGTACAAAATTACTAATAATTTGATCCATATCAGTTTGAAACCTAGTTAATATATCCATTGTAACTCCTATATTAACTGGTATTGGAGAAGGAAAGAAATTTGTTGTGGTAGCTCCTGCGCTTACGGAAGGAGCTCTTGATACGTAAAAACCAGGTATCTTATTAAACACTCTCTCATTATCTCTAGTAACACTGTTCATAGAAACAGCTACTACAGGTAATTTTAAATGTTGATTCTTATTTACTAAGTCGTGGATTACTCTCTCCTTAGGAGCATAAACGAAATTAGCTTGAATCTTTTCTTGGACAACTCTGTTTTTATTATATCTGTCGATAACGATACTATTAAAAGCAGAAACGAACTGCTTCATAATATCTTTTATTTCAAAGCCGTAATATTGAGTTTTCAATAATAATATTTATTACTTCTGTCATATTTTCATAGTCGTTTTAAGAAGTATGATGGAATATCTTCGCTATATATATCTAATATACGCAAGAAAGTAGAGTCCATTATATAGGTAACACTATGATCTTCTTCACCTCTAGTAGTTCTACCACAAGCTTGAATGAGATTAGAAAGCATTTTATAAGTGTACCATTTCTCATCAATCTTTCTAATCATTTCTGCTCGTTTATCTCGCCATGGAAGGTATGGTAGTTTAACTACTACCTGAAATCTACCTAAATGATCTTTCAAATCGACCCCATATGTCATAGATGGACTAACTAACACTGTAGGCTCAGGACTTTCAGTATGAAGTTTTAGTATTGTCTCGTTTTTAATACCGGGTTCCCTAAATAACATTCTCTTAGCATACTTCTTATCGATAAAGTCTCTAATATATTCTGTAATTACATTACTCTGAGTATGTATAATTCCTTTATCTTCAGGATGATGTTCTAATAATCCTTCAATTCTATCTACTATAGTAGGTAAAGTCGAGTTTAAGTTCTTAGCATTAAGGGGAGTATCTTTATAAACGAAAATCGGAGACCTTTTAGCGTCAAAATTACTCTCTATATTAATATAGTCAAAGTTATCTTCACTAATACCTAACGACTTTGCAAAGCTCTTTACACCTACTATTGTAGCTGATAGTAAAACAATCTTCTCAGCATGGTCGAATATGTGTTTACTGAGTACATCTACCTTGAGAGGTATAAACGTTGTCTCTAAACTATCTCGTTCAACGATATACTTACTTTCCCTATAAGTGTTAATTAGAGTTTTTAGACCGAGCGCTATTTTATTAAACTTTTTATAGTCTCTTACCAGGTTACTTTCATTAGTGTAGGTGGTTTTCTTTCTGTTAATAAGTCTCTTAACGTCATCTAAGTAGTTTTTTAACTCACCATAACACTCAAATAGGTTTTCAAATAGCTTTGTTCTATTAGAACTATTTTTAAATATGATACCCTTCTTTCGGAGGTCTTTATGAGGTAGAGAGAAGGTAAATTCTTTAACTAACTCCGACTCTAACTCTGAAGCTTCATCTAATACTAAGTACTGTCTACGTTTAGTATGGTCTTCCATAGTAAGAAACTTACTATAACTCAAACTACTAAACTGACTAGTAAGAGATTCATCTCGCTTATTGTAGTAGCTACAACACTTATTAGCTAAACACTCTACTTTTTGTTTACCAATATAGGAGCAAGGAGCTGTATCAACTTCAAACTCTGGAAATAACGCGCAATCATAATTTGACTTACCTTTGAATACAGTTGTATCATCAAATAAGTTAGCATATTGATCTTGAAGCGTCTTGGTTATAGTTAACGAGAAGCAACCATGAGCTGGTTCACTATAGACTTTATCAGCATAAACGTAACTGCCGTCAAAGCCATGAGTCTTGTATATGTCCCCTGATGTAACTAGCTCCCTAAACTGCTTAGTGCACTGTCTAGCTGCGTTTGCTACAGTTTTAGATATAAAGCTCTTACCTGTTCCAGTAGGTGCTTGTATGATAAGAAACTTTTTATTGTTAAAAAACTTATCACCAATCAAATCAAGTACAGACTCCTGCTTAACCGTAGGGGTATAACCTTGAGGAAAGTATTTTCTCATTCGAGTTATATTTTAACTACTAGCGTGGAATTATAAAACTTATTTTTTAAGTTTTTCATACAATTAACCATCTTAAACTTTTGTAATGGATCGTTGTGATGTATGAACTTGTTGTGGTAAGAAAGCCTAATCTCTTTAGATTTAGACTCAACATCGAAAGGATAAGGGAATTCAAATTTTTTATTAGTGTCAAATATAAATTTGAAATTAAAGTCTTTGAATTCATAGAAAACTAACTTACCTTTAGCTACAGTTTTACCTCTCAGCTCTACAGATATAGTTTCCAATAAAATTGACTTAAATTGTGTTTCTATGAATTCAACTTGACTCATGTATTCATAAAGGCTATCTTATCATCTGAAGATAATGGAGCGAAACTTTCGTTAAATACATCCCAAAATTGATCATCAGACCATGTATTCAAAAGCTCCACGTTATCACAGTTTATAGTACGCCAGTTTTGCATAAAAACGTCCCATGTAATAATTGTATTTTCATTCGCAGTGTTATATCTGGGACTAGAACTACTAGGTTTAAAATTTAAAACCGTTCGACCGTTAACACTACCTAACAGATTAAGATTATTACAGGCAAGCATACGCCTTGTTGACGGGGAACCCTCTTTTGGGTTACGTCTCATAAACCTAATCTCGCAAACGTTGTTATTTAATTCAGCTAATAATGCTGTTCTACTGATCTTCATTTTGTTCGTTGTTTACTACTTCGATTTCTTCAGGATCACAAACACCAAAGATTCGCGCTTCATTTAAAAATACGCAATCTCTAGCTGATCCTTCGATTCCAGCGACAGAAATATTATCTACTTTAATACCTTTGTCATCAGGAAAACAAATATAGTCACCAACGTTAGTGTATTTGCATAGCGGTCCTTTAAGGATTACTCGAGCAATACGCCATGTACGCTGAACTTGCGCTAACGGAATTAAAATACCATTACGCATAATAGATTTACCATCATTAGATAGATCTACATATTGAACTAAAAGAATATCATCTAAAACTGTTCTAAGTTTATAACCTAATAAACTGAAAGTATCATTTTCATAGGTATCAAGATTAATTAAACTTCTTTTAGCAGTAACATCAAACGCATCGCGTTGAGAATCTGTCAGTTCAATACCTGACTTATCAAGGGCCTTTTCAAACTCACTCATAATTTTCTATATTTACATTAAATTCTTTAAAATACAAATCTACCTCTCTTTTCGATATTTCATGTAAAGAAGCACACTTAGTAAAATCTTTATTTTTTTCATTTTTCTTCTTAATATAACGTATAAATTTTTTCTTCAACGCAGGTAATGCATAAGTTAAAAATTTATAATGATGCTCTTTATCTGAATTAGTCTCACACGTTTTGTTTACAGTATGATTGATTATATAACTTATCTCAGGACTGTATTGAGACAAAAAGCGATTAATAATATAAGGGCTGTAATTAGATAAGTCTGATATATCTAATTCAGGCTTATTCTTATCATGTGTTATATTGTTAAGGAAGTCAAATAACGTCATACAATCACTTTAGTAGTAGCGATAAACATATCATCAGCCATTTCATAAAACACATCAATAACATCTTTCATGAAATCAATAGATTCATTATCTTTTAGCTCTGTACTAAAAGCAAAAGCAGGAGCTTTCTTACCTGCAGTTATGTTAATAGCGGTGTGACCAATAGCGACATTATCTTTTGAGTAGGTAATGCTTACGCTACACTTACCTTTTTGCTGAATAATGTTATGCTGATTATGTTCTGCATGAACAATAAGATCATCCCCGTCTACTTCGATGGGCTTCTTGAGGTATTTCGTTGAAAGAATGTTTGCAATCTGCGTGTTAAGCAATCTCTGAAATGCAACAGCACCAAGAGGACAAATATTAGGAAGTTCCCAGCAAAAATTAATAGCGTCATCAGAGTAAATATAATCATTATTAATAAGGTCTTCATTATCAATCATTCCTTCTGCTTCTACATGCATTGGAGCACGAAAAGCAATAATATTTCCGATAGGTAGTGTTTTTTTGCCAAAGTATTTATAAGCAAACCGATTATGGATGAGATTACCATCATAAATTTTAGTTTCTTCTTGTCCTTGCAGAATCATACAACGATAATATTATCTATCTTAATTTTATCAAGAGATATTTTAAGGAAACAAAATAATTAATTTCAAGCATTTTTAGATGGGTCCATTAGTAAAAGATTTCGATATAAAGGAACACAAATCCTTTGATGGTTATGAGAATTATTTAAATATGTCTTGTTTAAATGATACACCTATATACAGAAGGGAAAGATACGTGGATGAAGTAGATTTTGTTTTAAGTAGTATAGTAGATAAACAAGATAATATTTTAGTAGAGAGTAATACAGATGGTCTTTTCCTTGAATCATACGAGGATCCGAGATTTTATAATAAAAGTAAATTCACATTTTGTTTAACTTACTTTGATAAAAAAACTACAAGTGTATTAGGGTGTAAGATGGGTCATAGTTCTATAAAAAAAAGAAGTTGTGATATCTATAATTTAAATAATAGGGCTTACGAAAAGAACTGGCAAATACATAATAGGAAATTTATTTACAAAATAGAGCCATTAGAAATATATAATAGCAACAATCGGAATATTGTTAAACTTGAAAAGAATAAAAAATGGGAACCTTGGATAAAGAAATATGGTATACCAAGGCTAAGCACTAACACATTTAAATTAAGAAATAAAACATATACTATATTTCATAGTAGTATAAAAACTAAAATTATAAAAGAATATTGTGTTGAAGATCCATCTACATTGTATGGTATAGCAGGGGAGTTGAAATACTTTTGCGGTATAATGGAAGTTACTAAAGATTATATACCTATTTCTTATAACAGAATACCATTATTTGGTTCATTTGATAATTATAATAAAGAACAGAGAAAAGAGTTTGTCAATTGGAGAAGTAGAACTAACTCTACATGGGTAGTAGATATATTCTTCCCTCAAAATGTAGAAGAAACAAAAGATTGTTTGACTATACACGGCGGTATAAATGACTGTGTTGCAGTTAGTGTAAATTTAGAGAAAAAACACTTACTAAAAAATATTTACAAAAGAGATTTTGTTAGTTTAATATAAGATTGCAAACTCTTTGATAAAAATCATCATTAGCTTCTCTACACTCTTGTAGAATATTAAAACTAGTGCATGACTTTATTGTATCTTTAATATCCCACTCATGAGCTATACTTATATCCCATGGGAAATAAAGATATCTATTTGCAAATGGTTTATATATAATAACCTTTTTATTTAAAAGTAATCCCCAGTAGGCTCCGTGATAGGAATTAGTAATAACAATATCTCCTGATCCTATAAAATTAATTTTCTCTTCGAGATTACCTCCTATATTATTAAGCTTTGGAGCATTAGGTAAAAAATCAATATCAATAGGAGCGTGTAAGTGCTCATAGATAACAATATCGTGCTTTGAAGTATACGAAATATCAAATAACTCATTTTTACAACTAACACAGGGCACCCAATCGTACTCAATATTGTTATTACGAAAAAAATCTGTCTCTTTATCTCTCACACCTACCATATCCCACTTGTTGAGGAACTCTGGTAAAATATATTCACTAGTATGGTGGTAATTAGTACCGGATCCCCATACTATTTTTATTTTATTTTTAAATTTAGGAAATACATTATCAATAAACCAACCTTGGAACATTCCACCACCGCCTAAAACTAACGGATACTCTTCTTCATTAAAAGAATCCCCAACAATACACCTATGAGTACAATCAAATGGGAATTTATAATAAATGTAAGGAGTACAGAAACGGTTTCCAGTATTATTGAAATTCTCCGGATCTGTTTTAATATTAGCGAATACTACCATAATATTATATACACAAATGAATATAACTTTAAAGAGGTCAGGAGCGATCGGTGATATAATTACTACTTTTATAGTAGCGGAAAAACTTGTTAGTATTGGTTATGAAGTTACTTTAATAGTTTCAGAACAATATAAAGAAGTAGGTCTGCTATCTCCATATATTACTAATGTATATCACACTAATGAATACGAAGGGAGAATAGATATTGATTATGATGGTGTATATGAATATGTTAATATTAACAATACTCTTACTCGAAAAGATGCAGAACCAAAATATTGGATAAATAAAACTAATAATTTTTTAAAAAAGCATAACAAAAAAATAGATTATAAAATACAAAAACCTGAGTTAAAAATTTATAAAGATAAAGTTATTGAAAAAACAAAATATCTAGAAAATTTTAAAAAACCGTGGTATATATTTGTACACGGGTCTTATAGTGATATTACTAGAAAGATACCTATACATATTATGGAGAAGACAGCAGAAAACTTGCCCGGCACCTCTTTTATACTAGATTATGATAAAACAAATATACCTAAATTACCAATCAACAATGTATTAGATATAACTACGTTTATATACTTATGTGATACAATCATCACACCTGTAACAGGACCGCTCCACATAGCTAACGGTTACAATAAAAAAATTATTACATTAAGCCAATCAAATAATGTAAACTTACTATTTCCAGATAATAATATGAAGATTTTAAAGGATTTAATTTATTGCGTAGGGTGTGCTTCTTGGAATAAATGTAAACGGACAGATATAATTAAACAAATACCTTGTCAGCAAATCGAATATAAAGAAATATTAAAGAATATAAAATGATAAAAGTTTGTTTAATAAGAGGTAGTAAGGATTATATTGCGGGTAGAGAGTTTACGTATGGTAAACAAAATAAAATAATACTTGAAGAAAAAATTAAAGATTGGGAAAACTCCTTACAATATGATTACTGGGATTTTCGATCTGAAATTAGAGATATCGTAATAAGAAATATAATTAAACAAAACTTTGATTTAGTGTTTTATAATTATATGGATTTTCTTACATATTTTATGTCTAATAAAATAGAGGAAGATATATTATTTTATAGTCAAGATGATGATGATTTAATTATTAATAAAATAGAAGATAAAATTTTATATAAAGAAAGCTACCTTTATATATGGGATTGGTTTTACGCAGATTTAATAAGTAAGACCAATTATGTAGGTAAAGATATAATTATTCAGAGTAATCATTCTCTATTTTACATAACTAAAGAAGATTTTAACAAATACTTTTTAGTATCTAAAAGCTCGGTAAACTCTTTTTTAACTTCAATTACAGAACTACCTTTAAAAAATAAACGAAAAAGTATAGTAAAGATTATAAATCCTTTTAAAGAAAAATTTCGAGTAATTAGTAGGTTTTTAAAAAAAGAAGTAAATAGTTTATTTTTAATTAATAGATTTTTTAAAAAAAATTTGAATCATTTATACCATCATAATGGTATAGATTTTATTTTAAAGAGTTCAAATGTACTTCAACACTACTCAAAGAAAATTCATACGATAAATTTTAATCATATTTCTTCTATAACCACTTTAAGACAAATAGAGGATATGAATCTTATAAAGTTTAGTGTAGAGGAATGTATAAATTCTTTAGATCAACTTACAAACAAATATAATCTAGATAATGAAGAGTTTTTTGAGCTTAAAAATTTATATAATAAATTATTATAGGTTTGTAAAAAAGTCAAAAAACTTTTTTTGATTGTTAGAAAATAAATCTAGGATATACTTTCTTGGTTTTTTAAATTTACTACTTTCTAAAGCCGCATTTATAGCTTCAGATTGTACTATAAATCCTCTTCTAAATGGAAACTTAGTAAATTTACCTTGAGATTGCTCACCGTTAAGCCAATCATGATCAGAGCTACTTATAACACAAGCACTTGTTTCAACAAAAACTAAATATTCGGGATCAATTATTTCTTCCCATACCGGACATTTAGATGCTATAACTTTTTTATTGCATAATAATGCTTCGAAAAAATAATGTCCATGAGCTTCATATAATGAAGGACATATGTGAGTATCACATACGTTAAAAACTCGCTGTAACTTGTTATCGGAAATAAAATTATAATAATATTTTTCGGTTCTTACATCTTTAAAACGACCGTTACTGTCAAATATATGTATATCAGTGTTATTAATAACACTCTCAGTATTCTTCTGCATAGACTTACCTGCGAAATGAAGTACGTCATTATTTTTAAATCCAGAGTAGTAATCTGAATATAGATCTCTCGACCAAAAATGCAAAACATGAATACTCGGATGAGCTTCGAATAATAATTTTTTTGCGTACTCGCTTTTAACTATAACGTGGTCGAAATTTTTAAGACCATCTAAGTCTTCAAAAGCTAACCACTCTTCATTAATAATTAAAATATTGATTTTATTATCGGACAGTAAATCTGTATAATAATTTTGTACAAAAATACCAACATCGACAGGCTTTTTTTCTACTGTATAATTAAAATAATTTTCATTACATTCTGAATAAGAAAAATCGAATATCTCGCACTCAAATTTCTTACTTAAGCATTCAGAAATAAGAGCTGCATCAGTTTTAACTCCAACCCCGTTATCCCAATAGTAAATTCTACATGAAGGCATTACTTATAACCAAGAAAAGACCATTCCTCAGTATCATTATCCCAATATACATAGATACCAATTGGCAATAGGCACACATCAACTAATTTACCGTCTTTGAAGTGCTTGCGCATTGACTTCTTTTCAACTAAAAATACTTTCTCGGTAAAATAAATTGTCTTCATACAATTCTTAAACCGCTTTTCCATTTGATCTTTATGATTAATTATGCGCCAATCCCACTCAAACGGACACCAATAAATTTCAGACCCGTCGTCGGTGATTGTTTTTGGGGTTTTTATGTCAAAATACTCAATATCTTCGAATTTCTCCTCATTTAGGGTAATTGTTTCGCTATTATATGTAATTTCCATGGCTTTTAGCTATCTCTTATATAAATTATAGTATATTCTGAAAATATCAACAACATATGATTGATTTAAAAGATAAATTTTGCTACAAACCATGGGGGTTTTTTGAAATACAAGAGAATGAAATTTATAATTGTTGTCCTACATGGGTAAATCATAATTACGTTGGTAAGACTACAGATGATTTAGATATTGAAGGGGTTTGGAACGGAGAAAAAGCAAAAGAATTTAGAAGGTCAATTCTTGATGGAAGTTTTAAGTACTGTAATAAGAAATTATGCCCGGATATAGCGAGTAACTCCTTACCTACGTTGAATGAAGTAAGATCAGGTAAAATAGGATCTAAATTTTCTACAATATTAGAATTTGGTTTAACCCAAGCAGATAAACCAGATATTATAAACTTATGTTATGATAGATCATGCAATTTGAAGTGTCCTTCTTGTAGAAATGATTTTATATATTATACGAAAGAAACGCATAAAAAACAATTTGACAAATTAACTGAAATAAATAAAGCTGTTCTTAAGTATGTACATTCAGAAAAAAAGCTAATTAACTTAATTGTTACCGGGTCTGGAGACCCTTTTGGTTCGAAACACTTTTTTGATCTTTTGAAGCAATTAAATTATAGCAAGAACCCTCTATTACATATAACGTTACAAACTAACGGTGTTCTTTTTAATGAAAAAAGATGGGAAGGCCTACAAAACTTACATAAGTTTCATGTAGATGTTATCGTTAGTCTTGATGCAGGTACAGAAGAAGCTTATAATTTAACTCGAGTAGGTGGTAACTGGAATAATGTCAATCAAAATTTAGAATTTATAAGCAAATTACAAAAAGAAGGTAAAGTAGAAGATGTGAGATTGGATATGGTTGTACAATATAATAACTATAAAACAATACCTCAATTTTTAGATATAGCTCGAAAGTATAATTTTAGATGCGCTACTTCAAGAATAGTTAACTGGGGCACATTTACTCCTATAGATTTTATGAAACATGATATTTTCGATAAGAGACATCCATCGCATAACGATTTTTTGAACGTACTTAAAAATATACAAGAGTATGATAAACTAGAAAAAGGTAACATATCAGATTATTTTTAGAAATGGTAAAAAAACTTAACAGATTAGCAGTGTGTATTAGCTCTCAGTTGAGAGATGTTCATTTAACGTTGGAAAATATAAAAGAAACCTTTGATTATTTTTATTATGACTCTCAAATCGATTATTTTATATACGCTCCTGATTACATAACTCGTAAACATACTCTTTTTGCAGATATTGCAGGTGACCCGCACACAGAAAAGCTTCCTAGTGCAGTTATAGACAATGTTAAAAATGTTATTAAACCTGTTTCAATGAAGATTGAATCAGACGATGAAGGTATAAGAAAAATAATAGAAGAAAACATATCTGATAAAGACGATTTACAAGCCGCGAAGCATTGGAATTATNTGTATTTCGGTCAATTTTATCAAGCTGAGAGAGTTCTTGAGCTGAGAAGACAATATGAATTAGAAAACGACTTTGAATATGATTATGTTGTGAGGATNAGACCTGATTTTTATTGGTATAATGGAAAATTTGATCATAGGTTTCATAAGAATTATTTTTATGACTGGGTTAAGTATGTAAATAACAGAGCGGAGTTTGAATCAGTAATAGGTATACCATATATAGATGTGAGAAAGGGGGTTCTACAAATAGGTGATCAAATGTTTGGTGGGGAACCGCGAGCAATGGACCAATACCATAAAAATATGACAGTAATGTCAGCCGATATTCTCGCTAATAAAAGAGATAACCATCCTAACATATGGGATGAATANTGGGCTAGNTTAAGACATGCACCNCCAGAAATAAGATGGGGTTATTTTGGGCTCAAAAACCAAATAAGCTTTCAGCATACCTTTATTATCGATTGGGCTGTAGCTCGAGAGTACTACTATAAAAAGCATGATAAAAATACAGACCCAGAAGCCATGAGATATTATCACATATGGTTAGATGAAATGAATAGGTTTATATGTGATTTTACAAGAGAGAATAAACTCAATTATGGTAGAGTTGTAGAGTTCTTTCGCGAGAAAGATATTTTTAAATACAAAGGGTATAAAGGAGCAATAGAAGACTTAACTAAAAATATAGAAGATTTAAGATAATTAAATCTCAATATCAGTTAATCCTGTGTTAATAGGTATATTGATACTACTAGCGTACGGTATATCGCTATCTCTTTTGAAGTTATTTATAAGAAAGCGCTTACCACCACCTATACCCATAATAAGCTTATCATAAAAAATGCCTGCGCGTTTTAGTTGAGACTCTGTAGAAAATCTCATACTTTCTTTCCTCCCGGTAGTAAGAATAATATTATACCCTTTTTGGTCCCACTCTTTTAGTTTCTGTATCACACCTGGTAATAGCTCTAAAACAAACTCAGGGTTAGCTACTTCACTAGCTGTTGCCTGTTTAGTTAAAGTACCGTCAATGTCACAAAAAATAGTATAAGGGCGATGGTCGTTATTCATAGAACTGACTGTTAAGTATACGATTTATTATATCCATATTAGGAGCAAATCCAATATAATGCAAGAATTGATTTTGTAGCTGCCATTTTGACATGTCGCACCCTTTAATATACTTCTTTTTATTTTGTTTCGCAACTTCGCATAACCTAGTCTCCTTCTTATCCACTACTAAGTCAAATAATTGATTACATACCTTTAATAATTCGAACGGAAAGGAATCTTCGTTGTTACTTACTGGTGTACAATTTATTAAAAGATCAAATGCATTATTTTCTACAACAAAATCTTTCTCATATATTGCTTCAACATAATACCTACAATATATATTTTTTAATGCCTCCTTATTGCGAGATACAACAGTCGGTTTTATACCGTTTTTTATCAAGCAGTGAATTACTGTATTAGTAACTGATCCAGAGCCATAAACTAAAACTGTTTTAAAGTCTAGAGATTTAATTATTTGTTGAACCGCAAAATAATCTGTATTATATCCATACAGCTTATCTTCTTTTTTAACTATAGTGTTTACTGAAAAGGTATTGTCAACTATATCATTAGTTACATCTAAGAATTTAAGAACATCGCTCTTGAAAGGCATAGTGATACTGCAGCCTTGTATATCTAAAACAGATAACGCTGTAATAATCGACTCAGCGTTATCAAATCTCTTTGGAAGGTAAACTGCATTAATTTGATAGTGATTAAAAAGAGAATTATATACAGTAGCTCCAAAATTACCTGGAGACATAGCTGCTGAGAAAAATAATTTGGTCTTATTGTCTATTAACATTAGCTAATATTACTGCATACAGAATTTGCTATACCTTCTGCATTCAAACCATATTTGCTATACAAGTCTGCTGGAGGACCTGATTCAGGGAATTGATCATTCAATCCTATTCTATGTAATTTTGCNGGATATGTTTCACATAATACTTCGGAAACTATCGATCCTAAGCCGCCTACTATGGAATGATCTTCGACTGTAAATAGATGATCAGTTTCAGTGGCGCATTTATATATTAATTTTTTATCTATAGGTTTTAAAGTAGAGAAGTCTACTACCCGTACAGATAAATTAGTATTTCGCTCAATAATGTAAGAAGCTTCTAATACATCACTCAAAATACAACCCGTACTAAACAAAGTTACATCTTTACCCGGTCTAACGATCACTCCTTTATTAAACTCAAAATCTATATCAAAATCTTCTACAGGTGTTCTACCAATACGTAAATAATGTGGTTGAGTGAGTTCAGTATCACAAAGATACTCAATAACTTTACAAGCCTGTGTATAATTACATGGATTTAAAATATTCATATTAGGTAATGCGCGCATTATACTAACATCTTCAAGACCCATTTGAGTAACACCATCTTTACCTATAGCCATTCCAACATGACTACCAACTAAAACAACTGGTTGATTAGGATAACATATACTACAACGTATAATATCATATCTACCAGTAAGGAAAGCACTAAAAGAAGCTAAAAATACTTTGAGGCCATATTCAGACATACCTGAAGCAATACTAATCATATTAGCTTCGGCAATACCTACTTGAAAATATCTATCAGGGTATTTCTGACCAAAAGCTTTTATCTTAGTAGCTCCGCCTAAGTCGGCATCTAACGCAACTATGTTAGAGTGNTTCTCTCCTGCTTGTGGTAGAATATCATTTACTGCATCTCTTGTTGCTTTCATAATAACTCCTTTATTGCTTTATTATATTCTTCTTCTGTAGGGCACTTAGAATGCCATTTAGGTTCTTCCATAAAAGAAACACCTTTACCTTTAACTGTGTCGAGTACAATACAAGTAGGCTTATCTTTAACTCTATTATCTATACTACTTTTAATATCGTATATATTATGACCATTTATTAAAACGCTATGCCAACCGAAAGATGATATTTTTTCGGTTAAATTTTCATACATCGGCATAACATCAGAAGCAAATCCTTCGCTTTGAGCTTTATTCCAGTCAATAAAACATACAAGATTATCTAAGTTAAATTTGGAACCAGATAAAAATGCCTCCCATACCTGACCTTCTTGAATTTCTCCGTCGCCTAATATACAAAAAACAGTACCATTAAGTTTTTTATGCTTTTTAGCTAAAGCATGGCCGACGGAGATGCTTAAGCCTTGGCCGAGAGAGCCTGTAGTAGCGTGGAGATGTTTTAACCTATTTTTATCAGGGTGACCTTGAAGGGGAGAGTCTATCTCTCTAAACTTATCAAGATCATCATCACTAATTAAACCTAACTCATGTAAGGCGGCATAAACAATAGGTACAGAGTGACCTTTAGATAAAATAAGCTTATCAGTTTCTCCGATATTATAATCATTATATAAAGTACATATAAGCTCTGCAATAGAAAAACTACCACCTATATGACCAGATTTCTTTTTATAGACTAAATCTAAAACTTTTTTGCGTAATATGTTTGGTTTAAGCATTTTGTATCCTTTGCTGTACTCTTAATTTTAAAATACCTACAGTGATATGAGACAGCTTAGAAATAAAATCTTCAAAATGAAAGTTATTATTATTACCACCTGTTTGGCCAGGGAATTTAGAAACACCGTCAACACTAATAGTTAAATCTGCGAACTCATTACATTTATTTTCTTTATTTCTCGTAAGTAAAATATTTTTTATACCTTTACGAGAATTGAACTCCATAGCTTCAAGAATATTTTTAGAATTACCTGAACCGGAAATACCAATAAAGATATCATTTCGGATACCTTGATATTTCATTTGCTCTTTAAAGATAGAATTAAATCCTAAATCATTACTTATACCTGATATAGTTGCGGGATCACTACAAAGACTAACAGATTTAAATAAATTACGAGGTATACTAGAATTAGATGATTTATCTTCTGAAACAAACGGATGCATGTTTAGGTCAACAACGAAATTCTGTACGTACGCAGCGTTACCTCCGTTACCTGCAAGATAAACTGTATTTTCAGTTGTATAAGCTTCATAGATTAAATTAATAAACTGCTCTATTGAAGCGCTAGAAACATTGTTAACAATATCGATAGATTCTTTTTTGTATAAATCTATATAATCTCCCGTATTCATATTTACTAAATATTTTATTCTAAATTATTTGTTTTGCAAGATGTTTTGTAAAAGATATTTGCTATAAAGAAATAAAAACCTACCATACTCTCCGTTATGAAAGTCTTTATATAATGTACAAATATTCAAATAATGCAATGCACCTAACAATCTTATGTTATACCAATCCAAACCTTTTTCAATAACAAAAGTTTTGAGTGTGTCTTTAAGATCGATCAAATTACTCTTTATGTTGTATCCTATATTGGCAGATTTATCTTCAATGTTATAAAAATAATTTTTACTATTCATTAAAGTACCGTTAATATCTAAACCATGATACAGTTTAGATAGATCGTAATATATATCCCCCACTTCAAGACTGTTACCAAAAGACTCTCTCCAGTCTATAAGAAAAAATCTCTCATTATTGTATATAATATTTTCTGGTTGTAGGTCTCCGTGAAAAGAAACCGGTAAAGCATTATTATAAATTTGTCCCCAACCTATTTTTTCATAAATTGTTCTAATAGGTTGTACCTCAAGCCCGTTAATAAATCGTATTTTATCTAAATCACTATCTATTAATTCATTTATCCTAGATTTAGTTTTGAATTCATACATAGACCTACAATTACTAATAAAAATATCATCTCTATTTTTCTTTAACCAGAGTTTACTATCACAAAAACTAAAAAACTCTCTCATAATCTCAACGTTAGTAATATTGCTTAATAGAGCTCCATTAATATATTCATAACAATACATGTTGTCATTAAGATATGTTGTATCTGGTGTACAATCGTTTAAGAATTTAACTCGTTCAACTCGACTTAAGTTCTTTTTAGAATTACTAAAGTATTTTATTACGAGATTATTGTCTAAAAATATTGTTTCGTTATTTTTAGGGGCTACAATATCATTATTATATACCTTTTTAGTATTGTAATAGGATTCTATGTTACCAGTATCATACCATACAGAATTAATAGCCTTAATATTAGTAAGACTCTGTAATGCAGGTATAACTTGTATTTCGTTAACTGATAATAATGTTTTTTCTAAATTATTCCAAAATGTCTTATAATCCTTAACACCAGCAGTTCCAACGAAAGCTAAATTACCACTACCGTAATATAAATCTTTTACGGTTTCGTTATCTACTGAAACTAAACAATAACTAGAAGATTTTTTTTCATCTATATTAGAAGTACCGATCCAATTACTATCAACGCTTACAGGAAACTCATCTAATAAAGTATCTACTGAAGTAAAAATAAACGGCTCTTGTAAATGGTTTTTACATTGATAAAGACTATATCCGGGACCTGATCCAGATTTATCAAAATTATCTACAGTAACATAAGTAATATTTTTAGAAGTATGTACTTCTTCTAAATAAGAAAGTAATTGCTTTTGTTTATACCCAAGAGCAATGACTATTTCCATATCTTGAGGAAATGAATCAATTATATGAGAAATAACAGGTTTATTATTCAAGGGTAAGAGAGCTTTATGTAAGCCCTCAATACATTTATTCCTTGAACCTATACCTGCTGCTAATATACATACTTTAGGCATATATTAGCTATGCTCTGAATCGATTTTACCACTAGATCTATTACTATCATCTTCAAAACGTATACAATCATTTAGATGAGGTGTAGATACTTCAAGTGCGGTATAATCTGTAATAGCGATTACTCTATGTTTAGTTTGGAGAGGCACTGACCAACCGGAACCAGCTTCATAAATTTTAGAGTCGATTTCACCTTTCTCATTTTGTAGCAATACCTCAGCTTTTCCTTCAATTACATAATTAGTCTCTACTTTCTTTTCGTGCCATTGAAGACTACTTTGGTTACCCGCTTTCATATGAATGATTTTATATGCATAGAACTCATTTAATTCTAACCATACTTCATGACCCCACGGCTTTTCTACTTTATAAGAACTAACATCTAAACGATGATCTTTTTTGTTATCAATCTTATCTTTATATTGATTAAGAGCTTCTTCGATCCACTTATCACTATGTTGGTATGTACTCATTACGCTAAATTATAAGATATAAAAATAAAAACTCAATTAAATATTTGCGGAAAAGTATTTAAATCTTATAACGGGAAAGTCGCAATTTAAAAAATTATCTCGAGCTTCTAAAACATGGCCAACTTCAATACCGAGATTTTTTATGTGATATGCAGCTAAGTAGTGACTAGATACTCCCATTGCAGTATTAATACGACAAGCTCCAGTTTTTGTATAGGTGTTTAAGGAGTCGTAAAGAGAAGAAAATTTATCAATATTTTTGGATGAAGAAAGAAACCAATAATCTTTGCATTTGTAGTTTATAGGGTCAACAAGATTACCGTTCTCAAACCATCTAGGTAACCACATTTTGTTCATATCGAGATATTTAAAATCGATTTGTTTANCCCAAGCTAAATCAAATCTAGAAACTATAACACTATCATAACGTATATTATTCTTTTCTTCATGCTCTTGTTTTAATCTCACAGATTCTTTTATAGAAAACCATCTACACCAGTGAGCATGTTTTCTCTCAAAAGAACCAGGCACATATTTAGGTATATCAAACGATGGTTGATCTTGTGTTATGATATCAACAGGTTTTAATCCGTTAATAATATCTTGCTTTAAATGACCGGACCAAGTATGAATGAAATAATCACATTCATAATTTGATGTAAAAAAGTTCCAATGCGGTATAGATAATTCTAGAACTTTAGAGTCGTCGTCTTCGTGGTCATGACTTTTACCTTTGCTATTGCCTACTAAGCCAGATAGACAAATAGCAACTCTATGTTTCATAATTTATGTTACCTCCGTGATTGTCTCTTACTATATCGTTTTCATTTAATTCTACCCAATAAATCTCATAACATATAGTATCTTCTAATGCTTCAAACTGATGATATTCTCCGTGAGGTATAATTGTAGATTCTTTGTTGTTAAGAATTGTTATATCTTTAAGATCATAATCATTCTTCCATACAGAAATTTTAAGCTTACCTGTCTCCACAAAAAAACAGTTATACTTATATACATGCTTATGTTTACTGCAAAAACCTCCTTTATTAATTTCAATTCTATGTATCTCTACATTGTTTTTATTAAAAAGAGGAAAGGTATTACCCCATATTTTACCTAATTTATTTTTCATTTTTTTCTAGTAACCAAGATATTCTAAGACCATTACGCTCATCTCTTCTTTCAAGTTTATTAACAGTAAAACTATTATCAGTACAAATTTTTTCTAGCTCATCCACATTTAACCACAAAGCAGTATCATCTTTACCAGCAAACGGAGCTTTCCAATTATTTTCAGGTACTATTTTATTAGAACCTTCTGTAACGTGTGTATCTAAAAATATATAGTTACACATTTTAAAAATATTATTTAAATGAGATATAGGATCTTTAAGGTGATACAAAACACCGCAGTGAAATATAACATCATAAAAACCATAATTATCTACTGATAAGTCATCTGCGTTAAAACAAAAAACTCGGGAAGTTTTACCATGAAAGCTCAAACGAGTTAAAGTTTTAATAACGTTAACCGGTCTACAATCAATAGAAACAACTTCTTTCGCATATTGCAGTAAACCTAAGGTATGAGAACCTTCAAGACAACCCATCTCAAGTACTGTTTTATCAGATAAATTAATTAAGCTATCTAAATTAGTAATTCTATCATCAGGTATTTTCTCAATATAATTTCTTTTATTAGAATTTTGAGATTTGCCTAAAATTATATCTCTAGAAATATTAGTTTTGGTATGCCATGGTAATAAGTTATTAACTTCGTTTAATATTTTCTTACTTAAATTGATACCTATCATATTATTTAAATTTTCTTATATGACCTTTTTGGCCATGACTTACTACTAACTCTTTAGATAAAATATTATTATCTACTGCTTCTTTTAAATATTTGAACCACAAATTCATATACGGACTACCATTATGTCGCCATGGTTGCGTGTTCATATTAGTATAGTGAAGATTTGCTGTTTTATTTTCCTCGTATGTATCAAGACTATTCCACGATGGATCAAAAACCGGATTTACTTTAGCCATGGCAAAATCAAACATTAATTTTTCGTATGTAAGTTTACCAGAATCTAAATCATCAATAATAGAGTTGATATCCCATTTAATATTATCACAATCGAGCATTAATACTGCATACTCAGAACCTTTCCAATGACCGTATATATTCATGTCTTTACAAGACAAGGCGTCATACCCTTCAAAATCATAAGAGAGTAACTCTGCCATATCTTTAAAGACCAGCATATCAGAGTCAAAATAAAATGCTTTACCGCTAGTCAGAGAAGGTATAAAAAATCTTTGAAAAGAGAACGGAGTTCTAGGTCGACATTGAGGGTTCTGAGGCACTCTATGTTTAGTATCACATTGAAATAACGGAATAATAGATGCAGGATTATTAGTGTTTTTCTTTATTGAATATTCTAATACTTTAGTAGGTACGAGCTCTGCTTCAGAACAACCTACAAATACTTTTATTTCTTCTAATTCCCCTAATCTAATAAGTTCAGCATTACTTTGTTCTTCTACCTTCTTAATGACCGCTAAACTCTCTTCAAAGCTTCGACCATTACCACCAGGCTTATAATTAGAAAACGAACTACTATATGTTGTACCACCGTCAATACCAATAGAATATATTTTTTTATTATTGTTAGCTACTAGCATAGTGAATATACTGTCTCCGTTATTAATAAAAACATTATAGTTAGGTAGTTCTTTATTGTCTTCAAAGTTAAAAGCTTTTGCGCTACTAGCATTATAGGAGTGTATTCTACCCTCAGCAAGCATATCTCCTAAAACCTTTATTTCCTTACAATAATCTACGATAGTTTTACTACACGGTTGAAAATTATTATTTTTATCATGAGGATGCCACGGTATTATAAGAGTTTTAGCATTGCGGTATATTGCTTCAGGGCAATCTCTAACAACATCTATATCAATAATAGAGACAGCATCACATTGTGTGTTTTCTACTGCATGATTTAATGCTATTGTGAAGTACTTGTTTAATAAAATTTTATCAATTATATTAAACGACGGGCCTTTGCCAATAAGCAGGTAAGGTTTAGTGTTTTGATCAAATAAATTGTTTAAAGTTTTCATATTACTTTGTTTTATTTTTATAAAATTTTCTCATTAACGACATTAATAAAAGAGAATCATTTTCTGCTATATAATCATTTTTACTTTTCTTACGAGAAACACTTTCATGATGGTAACACGAGGTAGTTCCGACAAATTTATGCTTTAAGTCTACCTGAGAGCAAGATATATTAAAAGCTACATCTTCAAAACATGTTTTAAAGTTTGTATTTAAGCCATTAACCGTATCAAATACTTTTTTAGTTGTTAAGCAAAATGCAAAAGTATTGCCAGCATTATATTCTATATCTAACTTTCTATCTTTTTCGTTATATAACTTGTGAGTAGCACCAATAGGGTCAGAGCCTGACATAACGTGTATTTGGCCAGCGTGCTGTATAAGATTATTAGAAAAGAGTAACTTACAGCCCACGGTTCCCAAATCTTCAGACCAGTTATTAACTAAATTAGTTAATGAGTCGTTAATAAGTTCAATATCATCATTACAGAATAAAATGAAACGCTCTTTTATTAAGTTGTTGACTATCCAATTATTATTTTTTGCAAAATTATAATAATTAAATTTTATAACTCTAGTAGTATATTTAAACTCTTTAACATATTCGTATAATTTATCTAAATTATTCTGGCTTGACCCGGTATCCCCAATATAAAAATTAATATTATCATAGGTATTTTTTTCTACAAAAGAATCTAAGCATCTTTTAATTACATCAAAGTTATCTTTTGTGAGAATTATTACACCTACTGAGTCCATGTTAATGCTTTAGAAGTATTAGGAAAATTATTTACAAAAATATCTCTACATTTCAATGCAATATCTCTATGTTCTTGTTGGGTGTCTTCTTTAGATCTTAAATCAATATAATGTACCCAAGATCTAATTGATCCTTTCATATACATAGTAGTCTCAGTACACAAAGGTAAAATCATACGAGCACACTCTTTTGCTACTCCTTTATCAATTAAATCATTATATAACGTAGTAGATAGTTTGAGATGTTGATCAATAATATCTTGGTTTACATCATCCAAATAATATGTCTCTTCACCGACTTGTCTATTAGTTTTACCTTGTAGACGCCAAGTAATATCTTCTAAATTTGTAGCGTTGCTATATCTCTGACTAAACTCTTGAAAAGAAAAAGAACGATGTCGTAAAATTTGAGCTGCAATTGCTCTAGAGGTTTTAATTTCTAGACACATATCAACCATCTCAAAAGGAGACCAATGTTTATGTTTAATAAGGTAACCTAAAAGCTTAGGTGCAGTTGCTGTATTGTGTTGATTAGTGGGATTAGAGACTCGAGCACAGTAAGCGATTAAATCTTCAGCCGTTCCTTCAGTATCAAATTTAATTTCTGGTTTAGTAATTGAAACTAAGTTAACTTCCATGCTATTATTATATCGATAATAGAGAAAAGTCAATAAATAATTATACGATATGCCTAGACAAAAACGGGAATCTAAGAAGCCCAGTAAGGCTTCAAAGGATATTGAAGAGAGGATTCAAAAAAATTACTTCACCAATTTTGAAATTAACCAAGAATTTGAACTTACAGATATTCATAAATCGTTTATTGAGTTAGCTTTAAATAAAAAGACTAAAATATCAATGATTGACGGTCCAGCTGGATCAGCAAAAACATATATATCTGTACTAGCAGCATTGCAATGTTTAAAAAGTAATTACGTAGATGAGATAGTATATGTTAGAAGCATTGTAGAATCTTCTTCTAGGAGTCTAGGTTCTCTTCCCGGAGAAGCTGATGAAAAGTTCTTACCTTGGATGTATCCTTTATTTGATAAGCTTCAGGAATTACTAACTGAAACATCTGCTAAAAATTTAATTTCTGAAGATATTGTAAGAGGTATTCCAGTTAATTTTGTTAGAGGTGCTACTTTTCGTAATAGTTGTGTTATTGTAGATGAAGCTCAAAACTTAACTCTACCAGAAATTATTACTATTTTAACTAGAATTGGTACTAATTGTAAGTATTTTATTGTAGGAGATGCAAGACAATCCGATATCGGTAATAGATCTGGTTTTATGGATATATATAACTTATTCAGTGACTATATGTCTGAATGTCAAGGGATATATACCTACGAATTTACTGCGACTGAAGTAGTACGTAGTGAAATTTTGAAGTATATCGTTGGTAGATTAGATGAATTAAAGATGAAAACGTAAAGCTTTACTCATTCTAGAGTGTAAGTTTTTCTTATTTTCACCTGATTCAGAAAGTCTAGCGTACTCACGCTTAAAAGCTTCTACAAACTCTTTAGACAGTTCTAGATTACGTGGATAAAACATTCGGGTCTTAACGGTAAGATACCCTTCGCATAGCTCGTCATAGTTCATTAAATTATTTAGTCAACCCCGAACGCTTTTTTGAGTTTTTCCATTTCTCTCAATTCTTCTTCGGTAATAATATTACCAGGTTCAATGAAATCCCCGTCATTATCGAGATATAATTTAATTAATTCTATGCGCTCTTTCCTGCTGCCGAAAATTTCAATAATAGCGGGTCTATCATCTTCTACGAAAAAAGAAGAACGAGGATTATTCATATAATCTCTATGAACTGCTTTGAAAATATTATCTATTTCTTCAATATAATCTTCGTTTGTATCTCTTAAATTATCTTCTTCTATTTCTACTGGAGCAACCTTAGTTATAGGTACGAATAAAATCATATCAATAAATCTTAAAGATTCGCTGACTAACGTCATACACTTTTTAATAAAAGCATCATCAATATCTGACTCCTTTTTAGCCTCAGCCCAAATACTATAGACAATATTATCAAGAGGACATCTATCGAAGATAACTTTATCTCCTTTAGATGTTTTTTGAAGCTCATCAATCATAAAATTAAGAATAGCCATCTGAGTCTCCTTATTAGTAGTAGATGAATGTTCTAAATTTTGTTCAGTTATAATATCTCTATAAGTTTTATCAGGAGATTTATAACTCGGCCACCTTTCTTTAAAGTCTTTAATTAAAGTACTTTTACCTTGACATGCAGTGCCGCTGATTGCAATTCTCATTAGTTATATTTACTTAAATAATTAAACTTTCAACGCTTTATCCCATATAACTAATTGTAATCTAGGACTAAAGTTAAAATAATGCTTCTTAGCAAGCTCTGCAACCGTACTACAAACACGAGAATGCTCTTCTCTACTACCACAGCATGGCATCAACCATACTCTGGATGCAGGAATATCAAACTTATCAACGTAGTCATTAATAATTTCATCCATATCGGATTCATCTTTGACTACAAACTTAAAACCTGAACCATAAGTAGAGTGCCATTCAAGTACTTCAGGAATATACCTTTTATTTCTAGGGTCTCCATTAGAAGTAAGCTTAGGTGATGTAGTAAACGTTGCTCCAATATATTTTTGAATCCATCGAGGATCAGGCATAAGTGTAGCATTAGTTTCAAAATCTATACGAGGTAGCCAGCCCCATTCAATATTAATATAATCAATAAGCTCTAATAATTTCTTTTGTTGTATTAGAGGTTCACCGCCAGTAATCTTAAGAATAGCTCCATTAAGTAAGTGATCTTTATAGCCACTAGTTTCAAGGAAAGATAAAATATCTTTAAATTGCATTTTATTCTTAACGCTCCAAGAAACATAACTATCACATCCATGCGGAGAATTAGGTGACGCAAATCCAATGCATGTTAGATTACACATAGATAATCGCATAAACACAGAAGGCTGACCTACAAATTCCCCTTCACCTTCAATCGTATAAAAAATCTTATCGTCTGATAGTATTAACTCTTTTGTGCTATAATCTTCGTCGGTCATATTAATTTCTATCTTCATAGTATTCAATATCATTACCAAATGGCAACTTATTTATTTTATCAGGAGACGGTGCTTCTGCAGATACTTCCTCTCTCTTATTATCCCAATCAATATTATCCCAATTAGAATAAAAATCCTTTTTATCAGTATACGGTCTAGCTTTACTTCCCTTTCCCATAGTTAACCTTTCTTGCAGATCGCGCTATTCTTTTCGTGTTCAAATACTTCAACTTGATTAACCCAACATCTACCGTCAGTCATATCGTCGATAAAGTTCTGCGCGGTTTTGAGACAGTATTCAGCAAATTTTTCAATACCAACTCCATCCATAATACGTAAATCAATCGCTCCTGCTTCATTTAATTTTTTAAAAGAATCTAAAAATCGATCAGAAGAAGATATAATTGTAGTATGATCAAATTGACGTTCAAGGTTTTGTTTTAATTGTTTTAAACCACCAAAATCAACAACCCAATTCTTGTCATCTAACTCTTTACATCCAAACCAGAACTTAGCAACTAATCTATATCCATGAAGATATTTACAATGACTAGTAGCGTTAGGTTGACGAAAAGCACAGCTTCCAAGTTCAATAATTTTTGTACTCTCAAAATCGCTCATAAAAAGATTATAATATTATCCGAACTAAAATCAAGGCTTGAAATTAAAAGGAAACACTATATAATAAAGCCATGGATAAAAATTATGAATGGCTGGGCGAAGATGACGAGCTGACTGGAGAGAAGGACATCATCGCTAAAGAAATAATGGGAGATGAATACAGTAAGAGCTATTTCCCTCCTATTCGTGTATATGATAATTCGGTAAAAGCTGATAAAAAATATATTTCTTCTTTACCAGATCTACAAAACGGTCCATCAAGCTTAATTCAAGGAGCTGCAGTACCTATTCAACAAGTAGGAATACATAATTTTAAATTACCTCTAAATTATAAAAAGAGAAACGGAGATACTATCGAGCTCGAAACTAGTGTTACTGGTAGTGTAAGTTTAGAGGCTCATAAAAAAGGTATTAATATGTCTCGAATTATGAGAAGTTTTTATGATCATAAAGACGAGGTATTCAGTATCAGTAAAATTAAAGATGTTTTAGAAACATATAAAAATAATCTTAAGAGTTTTGACTCTCGTATTATGTTGAAAATATCTTATCCTATTAAACAAAAAAGTTTACGAAGTGGTTTAGAAGGTTATCAATACTACGATGTGGTATTTGAAGGTGACTTAACTAAAGACGGTGAGTTCAAAAAATATATTCACTTTGATTTTGTTTATTCCTCAGCATGTCCTTGCAGTTTTGAGTTAAGTGAACATGCAGAGAAATACAGAAATAGAGCAACTGTTCCTCATAGTCAACGAAGCGTGGCCCGTGTTAGTGTTAAGTTCGATGAAATGCTATGGGTAGAAGATCTTCAAGAATTATGTTTAGAGGCTCTACAAACTGAAACTCAAGTAATGGTAAAGAGAGAAGATGAGCAAGCATTCGCAGAAAAGAATGGTGCTTATCTTAAATTCGTAGAAGATGCAGTAAGATTGTTATATGATAAACTAACTAATGAATCCCGCATTACAGACTTTAAGATTGTAGCATCTCATAACGAGAGCCTACATAGTCATAATGCAGTGTCAGTTATAGTTAAAGGTGTACCAGGAGGCTTTACCGCTGGGGTAGCAAGAGACGTATTTGAATCTACTGGATTGAGATAAAATTTAAGCTCACAAACCAAAGTCGCTGATGATCTTTTGTAGTACTTCAGCGACTTTTTTTGCGTTTTCGGGTGTAACGTCGTGAGTTATAGCCTCTTTTTCTGAAGAAGTTAACTCAACGTTATCTAAGTCTACAAATAAGGCCTTCTTTATTTGATCAACATAAAACACTTCTCCTTCAGGGGATAATACCTGGGTAGCTGTTTCTGGTTCGGTAGAGGGTTCTTGAGCTACTTGATCTTCTTCCTCAGTAGCTAATTGTTTTTTGAGCCTGTCTTTAGCTTTCTTTAAAACTAAACTATTAAGCCTATCTAATTCCTTTTCTTGAGGAGAAAGAATTTCCTTGTTCTTCTTTTTACGGTCGATATCCTTGAGAGCTTCATCTTCAGGAGGTAAAGCTAACTTTTTCTTAGACGCTAAATTTTCAATAACAGATAGGAACTTGCTCATTATAATTATTTATATCATAAGCATTTTATTTTTTATGTCCCCAAAGAATTTTTTGTCTAAAAACGTTAATTCGTATCTCTTACAAAAGTTTTCTATCTTTGAGAAGTAAAAACGCTTACGCGATATTTTATCTTGACTACAATATATTACGTTAGATATCTCTTCTCTCATTCCAGCGTCAGATAATGATTTTATAAAGTAATTAAAACTAATTTTAGTTTTAATATTAATAACAGGGAACATTCTTAAAAACTTATCAAAAATTTTTGATTCATCATTAGATAAACTCTCATCTTCTGTATTAAAAATTAATACTGGAACATGCTTTTTATTGTTATCAATTACAGATTTACATATATTAAAAATATATGTATGATAGAAGTATTTTCTTATGATAGGTTTATTTGTGAGCTGATTTTCAAAGATATTTTTTACATGCTCTATGTTAGAATTAACAAAGACATCATTCAAGTCAACTAGTTTGTACCGACTTTTCGGTAATACAAATGTGTTGTATAGTTTCTTCATTTAACTCACGCATTTTCCAAAAATTATTTTCGAAAAAATCAGTATAATCAGTTAAGATATATTTCTTATAGTAAGTATAATTTAAATAATGAAAAATTCTACGGTAATATTCTGAGAAACAAACAAATCTACATTTTCTAGAAATTTTTACAACTAAAAACCACTTTGTGCCACTCTCAGCTTGTTTAATCCACTCATCTAACTGGCGGGATTTGGTAAAAAAACCATGAAAATCAAGATCTTTATAGTTTTTACACTCAATTTTCCAATTACTGATAGATTCTGGTACAATAATATCACCGTCCATCATTCTTTTTTGAGTTTCGGTTAAGTTATCTACACGAAATACATTAGCTCCTCCGGTATATGCACCAGAATTAGGTACACGCATAAAGTTCTCATTAAAAACTTCACTTAGATGTTTAGCAACGTCTCTTTCCCATGCGTTACCTTTTGCTTTAGCTCTACTAGGCATGTACTAATATATACTACTTAGCCAGATCTGGCAAATAATAAGCTGCGGTGATAGCATCTTTAAAGAGATTTGAAGTCCAATAATTACCTTCATCAGCAGGATTTAATTCTGGTAATTTATCTTTATCAAAAGCTACCAAATAAGCTCTACCTTTATCTTTATATTCTGCAAAAGCAAATCTACCCGCGAGTTGTATACTGTCAGAAACATAACTACCGCTAATACCCTTTCTAGTATTACCAGCGCCTCTAGATACAACACTACCATCTTTGATTAAGTTTTTATATTCCGCAGAAGACATACCCCTGTATACTTCATCTGAATCAGATTTTAAAGTAGCTATGTAAGTAGTAATTTTTTCTTGATCTTCTCCTTCAGGAGGGAAAAGTAAGTAGTCATATATTGTATCTTCGTTAAGCTTTTTNTTCTTTTTCTTTTTCTTTACTTTACCTTTTCGTGAAATAGTAGCTCCTAAAGCTTTAGGAGTTCTCACGTCCCCAGGAGCATACGTATCATCACTATTATACGCGAACTCTGCATCACCAGCGAGTCCAGCATCAGCTACAGTAAATTCAGCTAAGTAAGATTTGTATAGATTATCAAAATCCATATAAGTATTTATCATACAGTTGCAATTTTACAGTGCCAAAATAAATGAATTACGGAGGGAACGAAAAACTATAGTCTAAATTTCTATAGTTGACTTCTGTGATTTATAGTTATAATAAATCTATGGATGTTGATCAGATATTAGAGGACTATAGTAATGAGCTCAAACCAGAGATCAATATTAATAAGTTAAACCTCGATAATCATCAAACTAAATTACCTTCTTTAAAGCATAAATGGGCTGGTCGTTATATTAATCATAAAAGAAGATTAATTAAATTAAAAGTAGCTAAAAAAGAATTATATAGAGAATTGGTATCAGAATATATTGATCAATCTCCTGTAAAAGTTAACATATCCATTGCTGAAAAATCTGTAACTAATAGAAAAGAATTAGTAGAGATAGATATTAAAATTCAAGAAGAAGAACTAATTTTAGAGTATTTAGAAAAAATACAAAACATTGTGAATAATATACAATGGGATATTAAAAACTTAATTGAATTAGAAAAGTTAGAGCTTCAATGATAGAATTTAAATTCCATAATGATAAGCTTGTTTACGTATGTGGTACTGAGTTAAATTTAATCAGAGAACATTTTAGTGTAGAAAATAAAGCGGCTAACTTTCAACGACGACTCCGGAGATTTACTAAAGATAGAATATATGCAATAACACCTAAAGGTAGATGTGATATTGGATTAGTACATGAAATAATTAAATTTTGTCAATCTAAAGATATTGAATATAAATTTGAAAAAGGAGTTACAGATATACTCGTACCCACATTACCGCCTCCTACAATAAAATATGATCTTAAATTTGATTTAAGAGATTATCAAAAAGATATAGTTGAGAGATGTATTCGAGCTGGCAGAGGTACAGTAGTGTTAGCAACAGCTGGCGGTAAAACTCTCACCATGGCTAGCTTGATAGAATATTATTATCAAAACGTCAATAAATTTTTTAAAGGTTTAATTATTGTACCTGATCTAGGCCTGGTTAATCAAACACATAATGATTTTATCGAGTATGAAGTTAACTATTCTCATTCTATATGGTCTGGTAATAATCAATTAGATATGAATACACATGTAGTTATTGCTAATATGGGAATACTACAAAGCGAAAAAAGTGATACTAGTTGGATAAAAAATATCGATATACTCATAGTTGACGAAACTCACAAGCTACGAAAAGACAATAAAATAAACAATATTATTAAAACTATTGATACTAAACATAAGTTTGGATTCACTGGTACTCTTCCTGATGAACCTTTAGATAGATGGAATATTTTTGGTAAGATCGGGCCTCAGTTATATGAAAGAAAAGCATATCAACTCAGAGAAGATAATTATGTTACCCCTGCAAAGGTTCATATTTTAGAGCTTAATTATAAAGCTAAAGAATCTGATATCTATGATAAAAAATCTTCTGTAAATTTTTATTTACAAGAAGGAGAATTTATAAAAAACAACAACTACAGAAACAATGTAATAAGTAAAATCTCTTCTGCTTTAGATAATAATACACTTATACTAATTGATTATATTGAGCATGGAGAGATTTTATTAGATTATGTAACTCGTGCTTGTAAGGATAAAAAGGTTTTCTTTATAAGGGGAGATGTTGAAGTTGAGGAAAGACGTAATATCCAAAAGTTAATGGAAACCGAAACCAATATTGTTGTTATTGCTATTTCGAAAATATTCTCAACTGGTATTAATATTAAAAACCTTCACTATATTATGTTCGCTAACGGCGGCAAAGCTAAGGTTAGAATTATTCAGAGTATAGGTAGAGGCTTACGCTTGCATAAAGATAAGAAGCAGCTTATAATATTCGATATCGCTGACAACTTGATATATGGTCAAAGACATATAGATGAGCGAAAAAAACTTTATGATTCAGAAAATATAAAATATGAACAAAAAAACTACTTCGAAAAATAAAAAGGGTAAGAAGACTGAATATTACGTAAATCCTAAAGAGTTTTATAATCAGATTAAAACTTATTACGAGACAGATGATTTATGTGATACTCTTGCCGAGTCGGTTCATAAGATTGCAATTGGACTAAGCTATGCAACTAATTTTATCAATTACACCTATAAAGATGAAATGGTCGGGGATGCAGTAGTTAAAATGTTTACAGCTTTGAAACATAAGAAATTTAATATTGAATCACATTCAAATCCTTTCTCTTATTTTACAACAATAGCTTATCATGCATTTATAAATCGAATTAAGAAAGAAAAGCGATACAAACAGACTATTAATGAATATCAAGAAACCATCTACGAAGAAATTATGTGCGCTGAAGGAAACGGGAGAGTGTATGTAAAAAACTCCGATGAAGATGGTATGATTAATTACAACGACTAATGAATTCTAAGATTGCGTTTTTTACAGATCTTCATCTCGGTGTTCATCAAAATAGCGAACGCTGGTTAACTATTGCTTTAGAATGGTCTAATTGGTTTCAAAAAGAGCTAAAGGATCGTAATATACATGAACTAATTTTTGGAGGGGATTTTTTCCATTATAGAGATGAAGTAAATGTAAAATGCTTACATGCAGCTAATCTAATATTGGATACATTTAAAGATTTCAATATTACTATGATTACTGGTAATCATGATTCTTATTATAAGGATCATTCTACAGTAAATTCTTTATCAATTCTTAATACTAAAAATAATATTGACGTCATTGATGTTCCTAAAGTAATTAGGAAAAAAGGCAGAGACTTAATGATGTGTCCTTGGGGTATTGATATGAGTGAGATTGAGCCTGCTGATATCATATTTGGTCATTTTGAGATTCAGAACTTTAAGTATAATAATTTTAAAGTTTGTGAACATGGTTTTAATTCTAGAGAACTTTTAAATAAAACTACGAGAGTATTCTCAGGCCACTTTCATAAGAGAGAAGAAAGAAATTATGATAATGGTGTAGTAGTATATGCGGGTAACACTTTTGAAATGGACTTTAGTGATCTAGGAGATAAAAAGGGATTTTATATTATTGATCTGGAAGATTTATCGTATGAGTTTATTGAGAATAATTATTCACCTAATCATGTTAAAATAAAAACCAGCGATATTGCAACACTACCTCAATATAAAGATAGACTACATAATATAATTCTAAAACTTCTAGTAGATAATGATATTAAGATTAAAGATCTAGATAATATTGTTTCTAAAGTTAACTCTTATAACCCAGTTGACCTTACAGTAGATTATCTTCACAAATTTAATCCTGGAGATACGCCGTTTACTAATGAATTAGCTGACTTGAATACTAGGGAATGCATTATAGAATATATTGATAATACGATTGATGACGAATACAAAGTTGATGTCATTAAAAAAACCATAGAAATCTATAAGCAGTTTGTATGAAGTTCGTTAACTTTAATTATATCAAAGCTAGAAACTTTTTATCAATAGGTGATGAAGAGGTTGAAGTTGTCTTTAAGAAAGGTATCAATGTTATCACAGGTAATAATAAAGATAAGGTTGATAGGCGTAATGGAGTAGGTAAAAGTACTATTGCTGATAGTATACACTTTGCTATCTTTGGGGAGACAATAAGAGAAATACCTAAGAGTAATATTGTTAATAATATTACTAAAAAGGGTACATACGTAGAGCTCTCATTTTCTGTCACTGAAAGTAATAAGGTAACTGAGTATAAAATAATTAGATCTCTTAAACCTACAAAATGTTTCCTTTATATAAATGATGAAGATAAAACTGAAAGTACCATAATTAACACAACAAACAGAATCAAAGAGATACTTTACGCGTCTCAAGAGATATTTCAGAATTGTGTTATTATGTCTATTAATACCACTCTACCTTTTATGGCTCAGAAAAAAGTAGAGAAGAGAAAGTTTATTGAAGGTATTCTTAAACTTGAGGTGTTTTCTCAAATGCTACAAGCAGCTCGGAACGAGCATAATGATGTGTTAAGAGATTATGATTCTACAAATAAAGAACTTAATCATCAAAAGAATTATAAAGATATAGTTTCTAAGCAATTAGAAGATAAAAAGTCTGATATTAAAAATAGAATTAGTCGATATAATTCAGATATCAATAAAAAGAAAAACAAACTAATTTTACTTGAAGATCAAATTACTGAACCTAATTTAAAACTCGTCAGCGATATTAAAGAAAAGAAAAGTAACTTTGATAATAAAATATCCGACATAGATACTGCTATCGAAAGAGAGCATTATAAAAAAATGCAGTATGAGACTGAGATTAAAATGTTTGAGAGAACATTTAAACAAATCGGTACTGATAAAAGCTCGTGTCCAGTTTGCTTGCATGAAATTTCTTCTGAGGATCTCGCTCATATAGAAGATGAAAAAAATAAAATTAGTAATGATATTGCTGATAGAGAAAGTGATATTGATGAGATTTTATTACAAGTTGACAAACTAAAGAATTATAAAAACGATTATAGATTAGAATCTGATAAATGTAAATCTTATCTTAAAGATTGTTTAACTGCGATAGAGTCTAATAAGCGAGTAAGAGCAAGTATAACCGAAATTAAAGAAGAAATTCTAGATATCGAAAAAGAGATTAAAGATGCTGAAAGTAGTAATGATAATGATTTGGATCTAGAAAATCAGATTAAAGATTATACTACTAAGGTAGATATGCTTGAAGAACAAGTTGAATCTCTTTCTAAGAATAACAAAGTATTAGAGTTTGTAAAATTTATTCTATCTGAAGAAGGAGTTAAGTCGTTTATTGTAAAGAAAATTCTTAATATTTTAAACGGTAGACTTTTATACTATCTTAAAAAGATGGACGCAAATTGTGTTTGTAAGTTTAATGAATTTTTTGAAGAAGAGATTAAAAATGACAAAGGACAAGAATGTTCTTACTTTAATTTCTCTGGTGCAGAAAGAAAGAATATTGATTTAGCTTGCTTGTTTACTTTTATGGATATTAGAAGAATGCAAGGTGATGTTTCTTATAACCTTGTTATGTTTGACGAACTTCTAGACTCTTCTCTTGATGAAAAGGGAGTTGAGTTAGTACTCAATATTCTTAAAGAAAGAGTTGAAACTTACAATGAGTCGATATATATAATATCGCATAGAAAAGAATCAGCCAAGGAAAGTTCTGGGGAAGTTATTTACTTAGAAAAAACTAACGGCATAACTAGAAAATTAAAATACAACAATTAATATGTTATCCCCTTTCAATAACGTAACAAGAAGACCATTTAGTACAGTAGAACCAACGGTAGGTAGTTTAGCTGCTTTAGCGCAAGCTACTCTAAAAGAAGAAGAAGCTAAAAAGAAAAAAGACGACCTTGATCGAGTATTAAATTTTTATGCAGACTATTCTGGTTGTGGTCACTGGCGTATGATTTGGCCTGAACAAGTTCTAAAAGCTAATCAAAAATTTAATATTGCAGGAAGTACTGTAATGGTAGGAGAGGGTAATTTCTTCCATAATGTAAAAACCATACGCGTGCAACGTCAAGCTACATTACAGCAAAAAGAATACTTTAGCTTTTTAAAAGATATACAAAAACAAAATAATATGAATCTTATATACGAGATTGACGATATTATTTTTCATGAGGATATACCAGAATATAATAAATTTAAAACTGCATTTGCAGATCCAGAAATAAGAAAAACATCAATGGAGATTATGCAAATGGCAGATGAAATGACTGTCACCAATCAGTTTATGAAAGAATACTTTCAGGAGAAAACTGGTCATGAACAAATTACTGTTATTCCTAATTTTGTACCTAAGTTTTGGATGGATCGTTTTTACGATAGAACAGAAATCTCTACAAATTATGAAAATAATAAAAAGAAGCCTAGGATCTTGTATTGCGGTTCTGGAGCTCATTTTGATGTTGACCAAAGGGTAAAGCATCAAGATGATTTCTTTTTAGTTAACGATGCGATCAGAAAGACTGTAAAAGACTTTCAATGGGTATTTTTTGGAGGTTTTCCAGGGCCACTAGCAGACTTGGTAAGAGAAAGAAAAGTCGAATTTCACGGTTGGGAAGGATTAATGAGATATCCATACAAAATTCATGAACTTAAATGTCAGTTAATGTATGCACCTTTAGCTGATAATACCTTTAATAAAGCTAAGAGTGATCTCAAATTTATTGAAGGTTGCTGTATGGGTATTCCTACTATTTGTCAGGATTTAGTTACATACAAAAACGCTCCTTATAAATTTAAAACTGGGGATGAACTAATTGATCAAATTAAAGCTTTGGTTTCAGATCGTAAGCGTTATATGTCAGCTAGTAAGAAGGCTAAAATTTTCAGTAACAATCGTTGGTTAGAAGACAACATAGGTTTTTACGAAGAGCTATATAAGTATCCGTACGGACATCCGGATCGTAAAAATATAAACAAGCTAAATAAAGTAGTTGTAAACTAACGGAAAACCTCTATACTATCTTTTATGTATAGAGGTTTATCATATATGCCGCATGAGCGTAAAATGCGGTTATTTACTTGGTCGGAAGACGGTGGTAGAATAACTACTGATGTTGATTATCGACCTTACTTCTATTACGAAACCTCTAATCCTAGACTTCAAGTTGCTACCTCTCTGTATGGTACGAAGCTCAGACGTATTGTTTGTAAGTCTGAAAAGGATAGAAGAACTCGAATTCAAGATCTAGGTATTGATCGTATTTTTGAGAACATTACTCCCTATCAACAATTTCTTATAGACTCATATTGGAATGAAAATGAGAGTGATACGTTTGATCAATTCCCGTTAAAGAATTGGTTTTTTGATATTGAGGTTTATTCTCCTGATGAATTCCCTAAACCTGAAGATGCTAAGTTTCCTATCAACATTATTACGGTATATGATACTTTAGATAAAACATACTATTCATGGGGACTAGGAGAATACAAACCCGAGCTAGATAATGTTGTTTATGTAAACTGTAAGACAGAAAAAGACCTCTTATGGAACTTCCTCAACTTCTATCGTAAAGACCCTCCTGATATCTTATCTGGATGGAATAGTGAGACATTTGATATTCCATATATCATAAATCGCTTACAAAATGTTTTTGGAGAAGATGTTCGGAATATGATCTCTCCGATGAGTGAAGAACTTAAACAACCTGTTTATGCTAGACAATTCAGAGGTACGTTTGGTAAAGAGCAAACAAAGTATGTAGTAGAAGGTATTAGTATGCTTGACTATCTTGATATCTACAAAACATTCTCAATGGGTATGAGAGATAGTTATAAGCTTGACTCAATTGGTGAATACGAAGGAGTAGGTAGAAAGATAGATACTAATAATACTAACTTAGCTACTCTTGCTAAAAAAGACTGGAAGACATTCGTAGATTACAATATTCAAGACGTTACTCTTCTCTGCAAACTTGATGAAAAATTACAATTCTTAGATCTTGTAAGAATGTTATCTTATATTGGTTTAACTCCATTTAATGCTGCTCTAGGCACCATTAGTACTGTAAATGGAAGAGCTATAATTCAAGCTCGTAGAGGTGAAGACCCTCGAGTTATCCCTACATTCATTAAAGATAAATCTCGTACAGAGAAGTATGAAGGAGCTTACGTAAGTGAACCACAGCGAGGATTTCAAGACAATATTATATCATTTGATGCTAACTCTCTATACCCTTCTACTATGATTACTCTTAATCTTAGTCCTGAAACTAAGTTTGGAGAAATTACCTTTACTGATGATGATACTGTTTATGTAAAGTCAATCAATAACGAAGACTTCAAGTTCTCAAAACCTAATTTTGTTAAGTGGATTAAAAAGAATAAAATAGCTGTTACAAGAGCAAAGAAACTATTCTTTCAAGAACCTAAAGGTATTTTCCCTACCATATCAGAACACTTCTATAAGATTAGAAGAGAGAAGAAAGACTTAATGATCGAACTTAAAAAAGAGTTAACTGATCTTAAAAATAAAGTAGATGATATTACTGATACAAAAGAAAAGGAGAAAATTAATAAACGTATTGGGGAATTACCTACTAAGATTAACCAAGCTAAAATTTATCAGCTTACTCTAAAAATTCTTATCAATCGAATATATGGCTACTTTGGTAATAAACACTCTCAAATGGGTGATGGTGATATTGCAAGGTCTATTACACTTACAGGACAGGATGTAATTAAACAAAGTAATGTTATACTAAGAAACTACATTAAAGAGCATACTAATCTCTCTGATGAAGATCTTAAAAATAATGACCCGGTTATATACAATGATACTGACTCAAGTTATGTTACTATATCACCTTTACTTGAGCATATGAATATACCTCTTTTTATCGAAGCGCATTCTCCTGCAACGAAAAATATTGTCGTTAAACCTGAGGTGTATGATTTAGTTCAAAATATAGAAGACTATCTCAATAAGCATATTGAGACTTGGGCTAGAAATACACTTAATACCATCGACCCGAGGTTCGTCTTTAAGAGAGAATCTATTTGCGATAAGGGTATGTTTTTGCAGAAGAAAAGATACGTACTTCATAAACTAGATGATGAAGGAGACCCTTGTAATACTTTCAAGTATACTGGAGTAGAAGTAGTGCGCACTACTATGCCAGAACCTATCAAGCCTCATGTGAGAGGTATTATTGAAAATATGATCATGACACGGGATCAAGCTAAGACTAATGAGATGTTTGATAAGGTATACCAATTGTTTTCTAGCTTACCTGTAGAAGATATAGCATTTGTAATGGGTATAAAAGATTACGATAAGTATGCTATTAAAGCTGATAATTTTACCATTGGTAAAGGTACACCTATACACGTTAAGTCATCTATATTTTACAATGAATTATTAGAAGAGTTTAATCTTAGCGGTAAGTACGAAACTATTGGTTCTGGAGATAAGGTAAGATACTTCTACGTACAACAACCTAACAAATATGGGTGCAACAGCTTAGCGTTTAAGTATAACTTTCCTGATGAATTTAAGAGTTTATTCTTAGTAGACTACGAAAAGATGTTTGAAAAAATTCTGTTTCAAGTAATAGAAAGATTTTATGATTCAGTCAAATGGCGACCGTATAAGCCTGGTGAAGCATATCAAACAGATTTATTTGATTTCTTTAAAATAGACCGTTGATTAATAAAAACCATATGTTATTATTGTTGTATGTACGAAAATTATAAGTTAGTAGTTTTTAATGATGGCATCGGCCGAACGTGTTTCGGTGAACTAGCAGAAGAGACTGATAGTACATATGTACTAAAGAATCCTGCTATGATTATGGTTTCTCCGAATGAAGCTCATCAAATGAAAGTAGATGTTATTCCTCTTTTCTTTAATGAGTTTATTACTCCAGCTGAAAATGGAGATAGGGTAAGCTTATTTCACTTTAGCAAGAGTAATATTACACCTGTAGATGTTACTCTCACTGATAAAATCTTAGAGCATTATTTTACTAAGATTAATTTTAAAGCTGAAGAAGTACCTCAAGCTACTGAAGAAGAGCCAGTAGTTGAACTATTCGAGAAATAATTATGGATATTAATAAACTTGCCGATAAAGCTTTTGCTAGTTTACAAAAACTAAACGCGAATGCTACAGTACTTGAAGATAATACTTTGAGTAACGTAACTGATTGGATTGATACTGGTTGCATGGCCTTGAATACAATTCTATCAGGTTCTTTATACGGTGGCGTACCTAAAGGTAGAATTACTATCTTTGCAGGTGAATCAGGTTGTGGTAAGACTTTTATTCTAAATAAAATTCTTGCTAATGCTCAAAAAATGAATCTGATTCCTGTCATTTTTGATACTGAGGTGGCTGTTGATAAAGCTAGCGCTGAGGGTGTCGGACTTGATAGCAAAAACGTAAAGTATGTACCTGTTGATACTGTAGAGACTTGTCGTAATCAAATTATGACATTTCTTGATAATGTAGAAAAGGAGCCTGAGTTACACGGTAAGTTTATTATTTCTATTGATTCATTAGGTAATTTAGCATCAGAAAAGGAAATTAACGACGCTGGTGCTGGAAAGGGTGCAATGGATATGGGTCTACGTGCAAAGCAGCTCAAATCCATGATGCGTATGATTACATACAAGGCAGCAGTAACTGGTACTACCATTATTGCTAGTAATCATACATATGCTGATCCTGGTGCATTGCACCCTACTTTAGTAAAACAACAAGCAGGTGGTTCAGGACCTATTTATATGGCGTCAATTCTCGTACAAATGGCTGCCAAGAAAGAAAAAACAGATTCGAGTAATGACAATGATGTTGCTATTTCAGAATCTCGAAACTACAGCGGTGTCACATTAAGAATGTTAACCGTCAAAAATAGGTTCGTACCTGCATTTTTGCAATGCGAGTCATATCTTAATTTTAAAACTGGATTAGATAAATTTTCAGGTCTACGCGATGTTGCTGTTTCTCATGGAGTAATTGAGCAAACTGGTTCAACGTTCGTTATGGATGATAAAAAATTAGGGTATTATAAAAACTGGAGAAACGACGAGGAACTCTGGGATAAGATTCTAGTTAAACTAGAAGAGTCTATTAAAGAAAAATATCGTTACGGTAAAGAGTTGAACGAAAACGCAATACCTGATATAATAGACGAAGATGAGTAAAGCAGTAGTTCCAGTAAGTGGGGGAATAGACAGTAGTGTCATACTTGCGTATGCTAGAAGTTATGCTAGAAGTAAACATACGCAAGTATTTCCTATTACATTTAATTACGGTCAAAGACATATAAAAGAAATTGACTGTGCAAAAAAGCAATCTGGAGAAGCTTATAAAGAGATAAATTTATCTTTTTTTAGAGATATTGCTTCAACTTCTTCTTTAACTAATAACGGTATTGATGTTGCTAAGACAAAAGATGTTCTTGGAGATGCGCAAACTGTTAATTATGTGCCTTTTAGAAATCAAATGTTATTATCTATTGCGTGCGCATATGCAGAAAGCGTAGGCGCAGATACTGTTTATCACGGCGCAGCTTTAATTGATAGTCAAGCAGGATACTGGGATGGTAGTACTGAATTTCTTGATAGTATTAATAATCTTATCGCTCTCAATAGGAAGAATAAGATTAATATATTAGCACCTTTAATTACTCTAACTAAGAGAGACATTATTCTCAAAGGGGTAGAACATGATGTATCCTTTGTTGATACATGGACTTGTTATGAAGGTAGAGATAAAGCGTGTGGTCACTGTACTGCTTGTAGTTCTCGTATCAAGGGATTTTTAGATGCTGGTATTAAAGATCCGTTGCAATATGAAAGAAATGATATACCATGGAATGAGTAATTATGTGCGGTATAATAGGATCTCCTGATAGACACGGCTTCGATCATTTATTTCACCTCAATAAAGAGAGAGGTAACTTTGCGTATGGGGTTATTAAATTTAATATAAGTAACACTATTAAGGTTATTAAAGATACTGACTTCGATAAAAAAATAGACTTCGAAGACGATACTGTATTTTATCTCGGTCATCTACAATCCCCTACTTCATCTAAGAGAGACTTTTCAGAAGCTACAACTCACCCTTTCGAATATAAAGAAAAATATTTAGCTCATAATGGAGTGCTTAGTAATTTTGATAAACTGAAATCAAAATATGATAAGTATCTACCTGACGGTACTGTTAACGAAGTNGATAGTAGTATTATACTACCTATGATAGATAAAATAGGTCTTAAACAAACTTTACAAGAACTAGAAGGTACGTTTGGTTGTTGGTTGTATGATTCAAAAACTTCTGAGTTATTTGTTTTTCGATCTGGTAGTACAGTCTATACTGATGGGAGAAATATTAGCTCTAAACCTGTATATGATTGGAAATTATTAGATGAGGGTATAATTTATAGATTTAATTTCACTAAGCAAAAATATGAGCAATATGATACGTTTCAAGCCTCGACGGGATTTTTCATATGATAAGGTTTTAGTAGTTAGCGCTACTCAAAAAGAAGATTATACTGATACTCTTTTATACAAGAGCTTAGATGATTTAAAGTATGATGGCTACGTAAGATTCTACAATAACAATAAAAAAGGTTTATGCGAGCTATACAATGAAAATATAGATGATAAGTGGGATTGTGTTATTTTTGCTCACGATGATGTATATATTGATAGCAGTAGTTTCGTAGAAAAGGTTTTTGATGGTTTTAAAAAGTTTGATGTTTGTGGGCTTGCTGGTGGTTCTCGTCTTAAGATAAAAAAACCGTTATTGTGGCATCTAATGTCTGATAAAACCTCGTGGTCAGGGGTCGTTAGTCACAAGCACGGAGATAATTATATGCCTACTATATTCGGTGAGATAGGTAAAAGGGTGATTCTTCTTGACGGTTTATTTCTCGCTATACAACCAAAAAAACTTATTGAAAAAAATATTACGTTTGATGAAAACATAAAAGGCTTTCATCATTATGATCTAAAATTTTCTGTTGATTGTTTTCAAGCTGGCATTATACTAGGTACTGTACCTGTTCATGTTGTTCATGGTTCACCAGGACTAACTAAGTTTACTGATGAATTTCGTGAATCAGAGCAATACTTTTACGAATCCTTAAAAACAATATATGACAAAAGATAGCAATCTTAAAGAAGATTTTGAATACATAGAAAGGTTAATTATGAAAAACTGCTTAGAAAATGAGCAGTTTCTTTCTGTAGTTATACCTTATCTTAATTCCGATTTATTTAGCAATAAGCATAATAAAAAACTTATTGAGTTACTACAGAAGTATTTTTCTAAATTTAACAAAAGACCTACAAGCGCGGAATTATCTGCATTCCTTAGTAGTGATAAACTCAAGGAAGCTTATTCTGTAGTAAAAAAATCTTCCGATGAAATTGATGAAGAAGTAGAGTATAACACTCTTTTAGACCACGCCGAGAAGTTTCTTAAGCTACAAAGTTTTCAAAACACCTTACTTCGAATTGCGGAAAAATGGGATTCTGTTTCTGATAAAGATGATCTAATTACGTTTTATAATTCAGTAGAAAAAATTATTGGTTATAGTTTACGTAGCAGCGAAGGTCATAATTATTTTGACGATATACAAAAGCATATTGATGATCTACTTACTGAAACTAATCATATTAAAACTGGTTTAGATTGGATGGATGAGATACTTCAAGGAGGTTTCTTACAAGAAGGTAGATCAATGTATATCTTTGCTGGTGAAACTAATGTTGGTAAGTCTATATTTTTGCATAATATGGCTATCAATGCAATGAAGCAAAATAAAAAAGTTATATTGTTTAGTCTCGAAATGTCCGAGCAAATGTATAACATTCGAATTACATCTACTATATCCCAAATTGATAACAGAGAGCTTAAAACTAAAGTTAGTGAGATTAAAAAAGGAGCTGATAACTTTAGAATGTTAAGACCAGATACTGGTCTTATTGTTAAAGAATACCCACCTAATACCGTAACACCTTCTGTACTTAAAACTTATATTAAGCAGATTGTATCTACTAAAAAATTTAATCCAGATATGATTGTTGTGGATTATCTTAATCTTCTTGCAGGAGATGGTAATAATTCATATGAAAAAATAAAGAATATAAGTGAGCAGTTGAGAGCGCTTTCTTACGAGTTTCAGTGCCCTGTCATAACAGCTACGCAATTAAATCGTACTGGTTATAGTGGCGCAGGTTCTACCAGTCAAACTCAAATCTATGATAGAAACGGCCCGGGGATGTCTTCTGTGAGTGAGAGTTATGGTACTGGAGCAACAGCCGATGCTGTGTTTGGTATATTTCGTACTGATCAAGATAAAGAAGATAATGCTATTCATCTTAACGTTATGAAAAACCGCTTTGGTAGAAACAACGGTGTAACCAGACTTGGAGTAGATTATCGTACAATGACCGTATACGAGGATGAGTCCTTGAACGAGAATGATGAGATTGATGATATAGAGCTATCCGCTGGAGAATACGGGGAAAGGGCATAAATAAATGGACATGGATCGGTGCATTGTTTTTACGGATTACGACCTCGATGGTGTTGGTTGTTACCTCGCATACAAGTGGTTAACAAATAATGATAACACGGAGGTAATTCCGCTTAAGGTGAGTAATCTTAGAGAAAAGCTTCTTAGTTGGTTAGGAAATAATTCATTTGAAAAATACGATAAAATTTATTTTTTCGATCTCGACACTACCGCGGTTGGAGATTTAATTGATAAGCCTAACGTATATATTTTTGATCATCATGAGACTAATACATATGAATATAAGCAAGCAAAAGCTGACATAGTCATAACGACTTCTTGTACAAAACTTATACTCAATAATCTTAATGATAATAAAGATAGTTTAAGTCTCGAAAAAATAAGATTACTTTCTTTAATCGATGATTATGATAGCTATACTTTAAAATATAAAGACACTTATAATCTTAATATTTTATTTTGGTATTATAATTCGAATCGATTAGAGTATTTTGCAAAAAGGTTTAATAACGGTTTTTATGGTTTTACTAAAGAAGAGGCTAATTTAATTAATTCGTACAATCGTAAGTTTCAGAAATACTATAAAAATTTGAGGATGTATTCCGCTAATATTCCTATGAAAAATAGAGAATATAAATTTATTAGCGCTTTTGTTGACAAGTATGTAAATGATGTAGCTCATCATATATTACAGAACAATAAAGATAATTGCGATGTAGTATTATTAATTAACGCAAATAATAAAAGAGTATATTTAAGAAGACAAAAGAGTTCTGATATTAATTTAGGTACATTTGCAGAAAAGATATGTGATGGTGGTGGTCATAAATACGCTGCTGGCGGCAAACTAACCGAAGCTGTAAAAACTTTGAGCAAAGAATTTCAACCTTTATGAACGACCCGTTTTCAATTTTAGAAAAAAAAGATAATGATCATAAATTTTTATGTTTATGTACCTACGTTTCTATTTGCGAAAACAAAAAAATGAATCTAGCTAACATTTTATTGTTATCTCTTAAGGAGAAACAATACAAATGGTTATTTTTAAATATTTTAGAAATAGAAAATGAATTTGAGCTGGTAAAAATGTTCTTGCAATATGACCCGTTTTTATATAAAAGTAAGTATATAACAAAGTTTTTCAAAACTTACGACAAATATAGAAAATGAGTCTTTCATATACTGAAAAATATATCTACAACGCGCATCTAAAAACTTCTAGATCGTATCAAAATAAACCTTGGAGACCAAGAGAGAATTTTGAAAAGCTTCCATTAGTAGAGGAGGAGTTAATTAAAAAGATTAACTCAATACTCAACACAAAAAATATAAAACCGGATGATTATTTCCGAGCTCCTTATGAGCTATGGCAGGACAAAAAATATTATCCGTTAGATTATTTTTCCAAATTTAAAGCAATCAAAGCTTATAATTTATGGATAGAAAAACTATTTATTGAAGAACCTGATAATGAAATTGTTATTAATATGGTGAAGGATGGTTTCCTTTTTATCTTTGAAAAATGTAAAGAAAATAAACTGAAAACCGTAGAAGAATACTTCACCCTTAAAACATATTATCCAGATTTTCTCATCGCTTTAAGTGAGCGTGATATTAATTATTATAATATTTTAGCGATAAATAATTATGATAAAATTCTCAAAACTTTCCCGAAAGAAGATGTTGATTTTATCGTGACTGGATTCTATAATACTGTCGACTCGTTAAGAGCGAGATATTATAGATCAGTTAAACTGAAAAAACTAAACGAAAAAATAATAACTAAACTAAACGAAATACTAAAAAGATATGGCAGCATATAATCAAGAGATGTTCGCTAAAATTAGCGAAGCAATGAAAAGCAACAACAGTCAGCAATCGAATATTGGTAACATTCTTCGATTGAAGCCAGGTAATACGTACTCTGTACGTTTGCTACCTAACGTGAAAGCACCGAATAAGACCTTGTTTCATTACTATTCACATGGTTGGAATAGTCTCGCAACTGGTCAGTATGTAAGTGCTATCAGTCCTAGTACTTGGGGTGAAAGAGACCCAATCGATGAAGCTAAGTTCCGTCTTGCAAAGCATGGATCTGAACAAGAAAAAGAAGATTCTAAGATGCTCACTCGACGTGAAAACTGGCTCATTAATGTGTATGTAGTAAGCGATCCTACTAATGGTGAAAATAATGGTAAGGTGAAAATTCTACGCTTTGGCAAGCAACTTCATAAGATCATTATGAGTGCAATTGAAGGAGAAGATGCTGAAGAATTCGGTCATCGAGTGTTTGATCTTTCTAGCGAAGGATGTAGTTTGAAGATTAAGATCGAAGAGCAAGGAGGTTTTCCGACTTACGTTAGTTCTCGGTTTGAATCTCCGAAAGCTGTTCCTGGATTAGTTAACGACGAAGCTATTAACGAGGTATATAAATCGAATTATGATCTTGAATCTGTATTCTCTGTAAAGAGCTACGATGAGCTTAAGGAAATGCTTAATGAGCATTTTTACTGCTCTGATCCTGATGAACCAGCTGTACCTGCTGTACCAGAGTCAGTCGCTACTGCAAGCGCACCTACTGCTTCTAAAGTAGAAGATGATGATGATATTGACTACGGTCCATCATCTAGCACTACTAAAGCGGAGAGCGAAGATGACGAAACTAAAGTCAAAGAGATTCTTGCCTCAATGGATCTCTAACACATACAATCAAATAAGGCGCGGCTTAGGTCGCGCCTTCAACTTTAATAAAAAAATGCAAGACCCAGCAGCTCAATTTATACATGATATTAATAAGCAGACTCATTTACTTAATAAAAATATAATAAATGAGACCGCAGGTATGAAAAAAGTTCCTTTGAATAAACAAATTTATTCAGGCAACCCCGCGTCAAAAGTCCCTGTACCGCAACAACCATTGAACCCTCAGGCTGTTGCTCAACNGCAAGTACCTAATATACCTCCACCTAATGTACCTCAAAATAATATTGATGAGAATACAGCTAAAGATTTTATTGAGCGACTAACTAGTGTTGAAAAAAAGATTGATAGATTTTTTAATCTAATTGAGAGAAGAGTTGTAAAAAACGCAAAAGAGATTAACATAAGAATAAAGTTGAATGAAAATACAAATACCGAACAAGAGTAACTTTATTCGTACGTTTTTATCTCCTTTATCAAAAATTGATAATACTCCAGATATTAAAGTTGAAGATAACCAGCTTTCATGTTTTGTAGACAGAGGCTCAGATGTATTTTTATTTGCAAGATATGATTGCAAAATTGAAGATAGAGATATTGATAATTTTGTTCTACCTGACGCAAATAAATTAATTAAAGCTCTACAATGCTCTGATGGTGATCAGATCGGTCTTCTTATAGAAGATAATTATATTAAGTATCGTAATAAAAGTTTCAAGTTTAAATATTTTCTTTTTGATCGTTCAATTAAGAAAGATAATTCTCATATATTTGATCATCTAAAGCAACTTGAAGATTCGTACAATACTAAATTCGAGATTACTAAAGATGATCTTCGCAGAGTTTTAAAGACTTTACCTTTACTTACAGAGTCTAGTAAGCTATATCTTTATACTGCGCCTAAGCCTCGTAACTTAGAGAGTAACGTACCTCATAATTTTGTTTACGGGGATCTATGTGATAAAAAGCTTCAAAATACAGATGTATTTACTTCTGTTATTAGTGAAAGTTTTGAAGGAGATCCCGTAGAACAAGATACTATTATTCTTAATCTTGAATTATTTAGAATGATTAATTCCTTGAATTTCGAAACCGCGCAAGTATATATTAATAGTAAATTTAAAGTAGTTAATATTAAGTGTGAAGTAGAAAGCGCTACTCTTAACTACGTTGTTTCAAGTCACAAGGGTTAATGAAAAACAAAGTAACTACATGCGGTTATTTTTTGAAAAGGATAAGAGATAACGGTTTTTATTCTTTTAGATTATTCAATGATTACGGGCAGACCGACCCTAGAAGGTGGACTATTATCGTCAATCCAGGTGTACAATCGGTATTAATAACATGCTTTTTCAATAAAGATTTTAATAATGATTTAATGTTTGAATTTAATGACGGTGGTAACCTTTTTCCTAAAAACTTTCAATTGAAAACCGATAGCATGGAAGTTATAATTACCCATCTAATAGAAAGAAAAATATTACCTACTGAGCATGGTCAAAAAAAGTGAACTAAACGATCTCCTAAATGCAATGGAGAATAAAAGCAATGATGTCAACTTAAACATGTTGCAAAACTATCTAGGAGAATACCTCAAAGCTTATTTTTTGGTAGGGTATGATAATGATGAAGGAAGTGTTCTTATGGTTAACGGAAAAACAGAACAAGATTTTGATTCTTTAGAATGTCTAATTAATAGGTTTACAAACATGAAATTAAATTTAAGTAAATTAGAAGATAGCGAAAATAATGAAGAGTAATGTACTTATTATTGGTAATGGATTTGTAGGAAGTAAATTAAAAAAATATTTATCTGAAGTACAAGACGTTAATGTTCATCATGTATTCAGTCTTAACTACTTTGATCCAAAGCAAATCCAAAATTCTATAGAGAATAAGATAGTTAATAGTAAAATTGATTGGGTAATTAATTGTGTAGGATATACCGGTAGTCCTAATGTTGACGGGTGCGAGGACAATAAACAAGATACATGGTATCTAAATGTAACCTTTCCATCCATGTTAGCAAATATTTGTAATAGATACGGATCTAATCTTATTAATATTAGCTCAGGTTGTATTTATACAGGTTATCAAAAAGCATTTACCGAGAAATGTAAACCAAACTTCGGTTTATGGACCCCTGAAAGTAGTTGGTATAGTAAATCAAAGCACGCTTGCGAAATGAGTTTTGCTAACTATGAAAATGTATTTAACTTTCGTATACGAATGCCTGTCACTGGTAATTTAAACGAAAAGAAAAACTATCTTACAAAGATTCTCAAATACAATAATCTTATAGATTATAAGAACTCCAAAACAGTAATTAACGACTTATTATCCTTTACTTATAATTTTATCGTACGTAACAAAACAAATATTTTACCTAGCGGTAATTATAATGTTGTAAANCCGGAGCCATTAACAACTAAAGAAGTTGTAGAAATTCTTGATGGTTATGAATTTTGGAATCCTAATTGGCAATGGATTGATTTAGAGAAGTTATATGAATCAACTAAATGTGGTAGATCAAATTGTGTATTAGATAACGAATATACAACAGAAATAACAGGTATTAGCTTACCAACTGAGAAAGAATCTATTATAAAAGCTCTTGATAATGAAAAATAAAAGTATATTGGTTACTGGTGGTTTAGGTTTTATTGGTAGTCACTTTGTAGAACTACTATTAAAAAGATGCAACGAGTGTGATATTCATGTTGTAGATATTTTAGACTATTGTGTATCAGATAAGACTGAAGATTTTTTATTAGATAAAGAGAGAGATACTTCCAATAGCTTAGAAGTATTTGAAGCAGATATTAATGATTTTATATTTGAAAAAAAATATGACTACGTTGTAAATTTCGCAGCTCAATCTCATGTTGACAGGAGTATTTCTTCAGGAGATGAATTTCTTAAGACTAACGTCAACGGGATGTACAGTCTCTTAAAACAGGTAAATGAAGGAACTCGATTTATACAAATTGGTACTGATGAAGTTTACGGTAGTTTAAGCTTTAATGCTCAACCAAGTAAAGAAAAAGATAATTTAGAACCTTCTTCAGTTTATTCTTCTACTAAAGCATCAGCCGATCTAATTGCTCTTTCTTTTCATAAGACGCATAAAACAGATGTTATAGTAACTAGATGCTGTAATAACTTCGGACCTAGACAATATCCAGAAAAACTAATACCTGTAGCAGTAAATAAGTTACTTAAAAATGAAAAAATTCCTGTTTACGGTTCTGGTACTAATATGCGTCAATGGATATATGTAAAGGATCACTGTAAACAAGTTTATGATGCTATGCTTTATGGAAAAGCAGGAGAAATATATAACATAGCTCCATCCTATAGAGACTTACAGCATAAAATCCTTCCCAACGAAATTAATAATATTAATTTAGTTCATAAAATCATCGGAAGCTTATATAACCCGGATAGCTATGATGAGTATATTGAATATGTTACGGATCGAAAAGGCCATGATTTGAGATATCGCTTAGATGGTAAAAAACTAAGACATCTAGCTGATCGATCTAGACCCCACCAATACGAACTACCACATCTGCAAAAAACATTTGAAAGAGATTTGGATGATACTATAATGTGGTATGTAAAAAACCAAGATTGGTGGAACAATGGATGATAAAACAATTCTAATAGACGGTAATAATTTACTTTATCGTACCTTCTGGGCTGCAAATTATAAGACTGACGGTGAAGACCCTAACCGCGGTATTTATATTTTTCTCAAAGCAGTAAAATCATATGCAGATAAATTTGCTCCATGGCAAAATATTTACTGTGTTTGGGATAAACGCTTAGCCTATCCTCAAAAAAACTTCCGTTCAGAAGTATGCGAGACTGAATATAAAGGAGGTCGTAATAAAGAAAAATTTAAAAACGTATTCGACTCTCTCGATCAAATAATTGATATACTGAAACACCTAGGGGTTCATAATTTTTATCCTTGGCGCATGGAAGCTGATGATGCTATTTCTTGGTTAGCAAATACGATTGAAGGAGAAAAAATAATCATATCTACCGATAAAGATATGTTACAGTTAGTAAACTCTAATGTAAAGATTTTTAATCCCATATCTAAAAAGATAATTGAAGAAGATAATTTTCAAGAGATAACAGGACTTAGAAACCCTAAAGACTATTTTTGGTATAGGTGCTTTACTGGGGATAAATCTGATAATATAGATGGTATAAAACGCTTCGGTCTTAAGACTTATCAAAAACTAACTCAAGATTGGAACTTAAAAAATATTGAAGAGCTCAATCTCAATAAGGATCAAAAATTAATTGTTGAACGTAATCAGCAGTTAATGGATCTTAATATCGGTTATAACTATTACCCTGAAGAAACTGTAACTTATAGAGCTCAATATATGCAAAACTGGAAGAGAAATATATTTATGGAAGTATTTATAGAGCACTGCAAAAGTTTAAATTTCCATTCAATTGTAAGAAACGCGCATGACTGGCAAAATTCATTCCAAACTAGCCAAGATAGTGGATTACATAAAAGTATAAATATAATTAAAGAAAGGATAACAAATAATGTTAAATCAACCTAGAAATATTCAATCACCTCATACAGGGGCTACAGTAAGACCTCAAATAAGAGAAGTAAGAATTGGTAATGAAATCCGTACGGAAGCTCATTACGTATGCCCAGACACTGGTAGATTTATTACTAAAGTTGTAGTAGAAACCAGAAAAGTTGATGCTGGATAAAGTAATACCTGAAAGCTTCATCATAGAAAAATTCTATGAGCATGCGGGCTATCCGCGATATAAAAAAACCACTAACGTTTACGAAGGTGGTTGTCCTTTATGTCGAGAAGGTAAATCTTGGGGTAGAAAGCGCCGACTTTATTATATTGTAAAAGAGTCGAGTATATTCTGCCATAACTGTGGCTGGTCAGGTTCACCTCTTCGATGGGTTTCCGAGGTTGAAGGAGTTAGTCAGTTTGATATCTTACAAGAAGCTAAAAATATCGAACATGAATTTATCCCGCAAGATGTAGAAATAGAAAAAGAAAAGAATTTAGCTTCTTTACCCGGGGACTGCATAAACCTTTATGATAAAGCTCAGACAGCTTTCTATTCTAAAGATACAAATGTAGTAAAGGCATTAGAATACATAAGAGAGCGTCGTTTAGATACAGCGATAAACAAGCCTAAGACCTTATGGTATTGTAAAGAAGATTATATTCATAAGAATAGAATAATTATACCTTTTTATGAGGATAAAAATATAGTTTTCTATCAAAGCAGGAAACTTTTATCTAGTGATAAAAAACCTAAGTATCTCTCTAAGGTCAGTACAGAAAAAACAATATTCAATTTCGATAATATATCTTCTGTAACTAATAATATTTTTATATTTGAAGGACCTATAGATTCCTTTTTTGTTCAAAATGGCGTAGCTGTAGGAGGAATTCAAAGTACATCTAAGAATACTTTTACCCCTAGTCAAGAAACTCAAATCAATAAGTATCCGTTTTACGATAAAGTATGGGTTTTAGATAATCAGTTTGTAGATGAATCCGCAAAATTAAAAACTAAAATTCTATTAAAAGAAGGTCACAAATGTTTTATATGGCCTAAAGAGCTTAAAATGTTTAAAGACTTTAATGACATATGTACAAAAGGAAGGCGAGATGAAATCACCTCGCCTTTTATTCTGAGTAATACGTTTGAAGGAGTAGAAGGTATTGTAAAATTAAATTTATCTACCTAAAACTCTGCGGCGTTTAGCTGCAGCTTTTTTATTTACGCAAGAGCTTCCTGAAGGAGAGCTACTTCCAACACCTACACTACAACATGTATTGGAAGATGAACTTCCAACACCCACGTTACAACTACAAGATTGAGCTGGAGCTGGCTCTGGAGCTTTAGGAGCTTCTGCTGGTTTGTTATCGGTTGTACAAGATGTATTTTCGTTTGAACAACCACATGTCATTTGATCAAATAGTCCCATAATAAGATTATTTATGCTTTTCGGTATATAAATTCTTGAATTGCTCGTTTAAAGATGCTAATCGCTCGGCGATATCAAGTACATTAGCCTTCGTAGCATCACTTACGTCATCAAATAATGTACCTACTTTAGCTTCTGCTTTAAGTTTGCCTAAAATACTACCAGCTTCTCCGTTGAGATAATCTTTAAACGATTCTATAGTATTAATCCAACCTTTTAAGGTTTCGAGGTCTTGTTGATAGTCAACATTAGGCTCTTGTACCTCTTCAAAATCTCCGCTAGTACCTGGTTCATCTAAGGAACCGTCAAAAGAATCAGCATCATCTTCTGGTGTAGCCGCTAAAGCATCGACATCTTCTTGCTCTTTTAATAAAGAAAAAAACTGTTTTTCGAACTTACTCATATAAATATTTATTATGAATGACATACTTTTCGAGGACTTATATACATATACCAACAAATATTATAAGGACGTAGCTGCTCGGTCAGCAAGACCAGTAACTAAAACATTAGCTGATATTGTTAAAAATAGTCCAGATCAGTATAATAAACAAACATCTAATATGGTACCTTACCCTGGTGATGCTGTTGTAGAAGCGTTAGGAGCTGTATATACTAAAACTAGTGATGCATCTTATCTTATCGGTCAATTGTTTGATAATCCTACATTAAATTATAGCGATGAAACTAAAACTTTAGTAAAAAAGAAGTTGCAAAAAGTTATGGAGACTATACAATCTATATCGAAAGATTTAGATAAAAATGATTCTTCAGATTCTTAAAAGTATAATTTTACTATGCTCGGTTAGCGGATTAGCAGCTTATATTGGTTGGGAGTATACCTCAAAGTCATTCATTGAGATATTTTTATTCGCTACGGTTTTACAGCTTGTTTTCTTTTATTTCTATAATAGTCTTATCTCATATTTTACAAGGTTAAAACTAGANAGAGAAAACCTCGAAACNATNCAGCTCATCAATACNAATAATGTTATATTAGAATGTAGTTCTTGTAANAAAACAAATAGTGTACGGGTAGATTTATCAGGTAGTAATGAATTTNCTTGCACTCACTGTGGGACTGATAATATACTTAACATCGAGTTTAAAACTATTACAAAAACTAACATTTTATGAGTATACTAAATAATGAACAAGAAGCAAGATGGTTATGCTTATTTGAAGCAGTGAACATCATTGCAGCAAAAGCAGAAGATATTGGAGTTAAGAGTGATACGTTTCTTAAGCCTCTACCTATTGAGAAGTATGTAAAGGAGAGATATCCTGCGGTATTCAAAGACTTGGAATACGAAAAAGCTCATCAAGAGTAATCACCATAGACATCATCATTATCACCGTAATTAAAGTAAGTCGCTTGTTCAGTATCTAAATCATTAATATAATCTTGTATGGTATCTGTAGTCTTACCACTCAACGCATCATCAGTGATTTGTTCTGAAGCCCCTTCTTCAACATCATTATCAGTGTATGAGAAGTCGAAGCGTCTTGCTTTAATTTTATATAAATAATGACCTTGTAAAGGATTTATTGTATTAATACTTTCATCAACTCTTTCAGTAATTTCAAAGTATTTACCATCGCGTCCTCCTGGTCTGTCATTACCAAACTCAGTTAATTGAAATACATCTCCTGCTTTAGGTTCTATAACTTCTCCTGATACATAAGAAGAGGATAATGTAGATTGGTACGTGCTTATATCAATATATGCTTCAACCTCATCGTCTGATGTTAATCCAAATTTAGAAAACGTAATGGAATTATCGCTAAGGTTCATAACCATTACTAATGTAGTACCAGATTTAAACCCTGATACTGTATTCTCCCCGTAGAATTTATCAGCAGCAGATAAAGTAAAATCTCTCACAAAGTACGTAGTACTTGTACCATACTGAGCTATTTGATCTTTCCACCATACTTTGAAAAGATTATCTCTTTCATTAGAATTATTACTTTTATCAGTAAACCTACCGGTACTAGTATAGTAATTAATTCCTGTAATGTTAGATGTTGAGTAACAGCTCATTTACTTATAACATATTTTCCGTTGTTAACTGATAAAGATATACCAGTATTACCTAGCTTCCTAGGATTAGATTCAGTAAGATCGGTAATTTTAAAAATACTAATTATTTTCTTAGCTGTTTCTACTGGTATTTTAAATGTACCTGCATTTAGTTTTTTAAGCCTTTCTAAAACTTGAGGATAAGATGGATTAGTTTTATCATAATCAGCTACAAGGTTTTGTCTCTTTCTATAAGAACCAGTTGACCCTTGAAGTTTCATAGGCTTTAAAGCTTCGTAGAATAGCTTCTCAAATAACATATAATTATTTATAAAAAAAGAGCCTCTATTACAGAGGCTCTTACAAATATTTGTTTACTGTTAATTAAACTGTGGGTGAATTCTTTGCAGAAGAATGACCAGGCTTCTTACCTTCACCTGTGTCTTTACTACCGACTTCGTCTGTCGCAGAAGCATCTCCTGTACCAGCAGACTTTCCGCCTAAGCTATCTGCATCAGGCTCTGTTGCTTTACCGCCACCATCAGAAGGATCAACACCAGGTTGAGCTCCGTCATTAGTGTGCTGGTTTTCTTCCTCAAATGGCTCAACATCTTCTCCATAACCATGTTCACCTTCTTCGGTTTCATCAGAAGGCTCTTCTTCTCCTTCTTCATCACCTAAAACGTCCATCAAAATTTCATGAAGTTTAGCTGCTAGTTCTTTGTCTAAGGTAATTGTTACACTACCTTCATCGTCGCCAGCGGGTGTTTCGTCTTCGGCACCGTCTAGATCAATACCGAGTTCCAACTCCTCATCGTCGGCTTCGCCCATTACTTGTTCGAATAATTTATCGAAAATAGATTTATCTTCAGTCATGACTTTATCTTTCGTTAAATTATTTATGTTTTCTTTTACCTTTTTCTCTGTATTTTTTTCAGACTCTTCAGTGGCGTCTTCTACTCCTTCAACATCGGCACCATCTCCGTCTATCTCTTCTGCGCTAACTTCATCCTTTGGTCTTTGTTCTGCTTCAAGATATACTGGATATGGGGCGTCTAATTTAGATACAATATCTTCGATTTTATTTCTTAGCATCTTCTTGTAGGCTTCAACACTGCCGTAATTTTTTACAGCGAAAGCTTCATCTGGATTATCATATAGTTTTTTGAGGTCCTCGATATCCTTACGCATATCTTGTTGTTCGGTACTCTCATTGATAATTTTTGTAGAATAAAGATTGTTTAAGTCTTTAATGTCTGACTGATTCATGTAATTATTTATTACTATAGGTAGTATTTTTATACTTTCAAGCTAAATATTCTCGAAAGTTTTATTATGGCAAGCATTGCAGATCAATTCAGAGGGCTACCAATTGAAGAACTAATTGTTTCTCCCTTGGTAGGTATTTCAAAAGGACAAGCAAAACTCAACGACGTTACTTGGAAGTATATCCAAGAAGTTGGTTTTGAACAAAAAGACGGAAAATTCAAACCAAGAGCTCTTGACGTAGAGATCAATAGATATGTAAAAGTAGAAGGATCAGATAAACCAGATCTTCAAACTTTGCAAAGTAAGGTACCATTGTTGCCTTTAATTCCATTACCTTCATTAGCAGTTACTCAAGCTGATATTGAATTCACTATGGAAGTACAGCAGCATGATTCTCATACTGATAGCAAAGATACTGAAACTACTGTTGATGTAGATGTTAAGTATAAGTCTTGGTGGGGATTAAGTGTAGAATCTAAACTACACGGTAAAGTATCTACTCACTCGGAAAACACGAGAAAGACAGATAATACAGCGAAGTACGATGTTAAAGTACACGCAGAGCAACTTCCTGAAACTGAAGGAATGAAAAAGCTCAGTGACAGTCTCATCACCATGATTGAGCCTGTAGTTGCAAATCCTGGGAAGTAAGTTATTATTGATACATGAAGTCCGTCTCGTTGGAAAACCTGATAAAGTCGATTAAGCTCTCTATTGTTAAATCGACAGATATACTTGAAAAGAGTCATATCCAAAAAATATCTGAGTACTTCAACGATGACGGAACTCCTATTTGTAGGACTCTAAACTTTAACGGTAAAGAAACTCAAGTACCGTTATATACTCTCGTTAATCACCAAACATTAGCCTTGGATGAACTTGAAATGTCATTTAAGGCTAAAATTTATGATTCTGATGAAGATAAAAATACAGAAGAAAAATATGGTTTGGTACATCAAATAAAAAAGAATCCTCTCAATCCTTTTATACATAAAGACATACAAGTTGATATGAGAAAAACAAAAGAAGATGCAGCAGGGTTCGCAGAAGTAAAACTGAAATTCAAAGTTACAGATAAACCAGAAGAAGTTTGTCGTATAGAAGATCAGCTTATTCAAAACATTAATCCGAAATGATCGGTTCTGGTATCCCTTGCCCTTGCTGTGGGGTTAAACTCAATGTAAATATGGACTTTATAATTGAAAACCCTATTGCAGCTTGCCCTAATTGTAGTTCAGTAATGAAATTCCCAGTAAACAATGAACTCTTGCAAGAGTATAAAGAAGCAAAACTACAAATAGAAAATATAAAGAAAACTATGAAAAGCTTTAAGTAATAATAAATAACTATAATGAAGAGCTTCAAACAATACTCCGAAGAAAGTCGGAGACCTAATTTCAAAATGGAAGATTGGGTACTCGCGGGAGTATACGATCATATTGATAAAAATATTATAGGATATAATTGGGATCTTAATCATAAAGATATTGCTGAAGATTTAATGAATCAATTCAAGCAAGTCAGAGACATGATTGAGCGTAGGTATAACCCACCCAAAGAAAAATAAAAGGCCTGTACCGGCTACATTATGCCAAAAAAGACTGATGACAAATTTTACTTAGGTAATAGTAATCTACCTTCTGCGAACATGGAGTTTGAATGGACTCCTAAGATGGTTCGAGAGCTTAAAAAAGCTAAGCAAAATATTTTATACTTCGCAGAAAACTTCTTTTATATAGTCAATCTAGATAAAGGTAAAATGAAAATACCTTTATACTCTAGTCAAAAGCGCGTTCTTAGATCTTTGAGAGATAATCGTTTTGTAGCGTGCTTAGCATCTAGACAGACTGGTAAGACTACTATGATGACAATCTATGCGCTATGGATTGCATGCTTTCAAGAAGATCAACGCATACTTGTTGTAGCTAACAAAGAACAAACAGCTATCAATATTTTCTCTCGTATCAGAACAGCATACGAGATGTTACCTAACTATCTAAAACCAGGGGTTGTAGAATACGGAAAAACATCTATGAAACTAGCTAACGGAAGTAGTATTGGTATTAGTACTACAAGCTCAGACGCTGGTCGTGGTGATTCTTGTAACGTTCTTATCCTGGATGAGTTAGCTTTTATTCCTAATAACTTAGTAGATGCATTTTGGAAATCAGTTTATCCAATTATTTCTTCTTCTAAAAAATCTAAAATTTTTATCGCTTCTACTCCTAATGGCACTGATAACTTATTTTATAAACTATACATTGATGGTCAAAATAAAAAGAGTAATTGGTATGCTGAGAAGATGATGTGGTATGAAATACCAGGTCGAGACGAAAAATGGAAACAAGAGACAATTCAGTCTATTGGAAGCGAAGAAGCTTTTAGACAAGAATTTGATTGTGAGTTTATAGAAACAGGAGACTCTTTTATTGATGAAGAATATTATGCTAAGCTTGAATCATTAATTATAGAACCAAAACATGTATTTGATGATGGTGCGTATAAAGTATGGGAAGAGCCTGATGTAGATTGTATATACACAATTGGAGTAGATGTTGCAGAAGGTGTTAATAAAAACTATTCAGTTATACAAGTATTCGATATTTCAGATTTAGCAGAAATTAAACAAGTAGCAGAGTATGCAAGCAACACAATCAATCCGTTTGAATTCACTTCCAAAGTTCATGAGATATGTCATCATTGGGGTGCTCCTCCTATTCTAATAGAACGTAACAACTGTGGAGCTCAGGTTGTAGATCTATTATACCAAACATATAGATACCCTAATATAGTAAGTTATAGTCCTCGAACTGGTAAACAAAAGTTTGATAGATTAGGAGTATATGCTCATACTAATACCAAATATAAAGGTGTTATTAATATGAGATATTGGGTTCATGAACTTAAATGTATTAGTTTTAGAAGTGAACAATTAGTACAAGAGTTACGTAATTTTCAAAGAAAACCTAACGGTACATGGAGTGCAAAACCAGGCTACGAGGATGATAGAGTTATGGCTATGATTTGGGCGTTAATGATTCTTGATAATACGTTAGTACAAAGATACTATGATGTTGTAGAGACAGATGATAACGGTAAACCAAAAAATATTATCTTATCGGAATTTGTACATCAAAATTTTAAAAGCTTTCTAAATGACTACAAGACTCAAAATATTTCAGATACATGGGAACCACCTAACGTAGTGTTTCAAGATATAAATATTGGTGAGAGACGTGATGAAATAGATGATCTTGTAGAACAAGGTTGGGAGATATTACAATGAATCAAGCACCGCTGAATAAAAATAGAAACGATAAGTTTATATTAGTTTTAAACTTACCTGATATTGTTAAAGAAATTAACGATAATGTATCTCGTAATAATAATAGAGTAAACGCTGATAGTCTTGAAATGAGTGTATACGGCACGCTAACACCGTCTGTAAAAATTAACTCTACTACTGTTCCATACGGCACCCAGTCTATTAAGATTTCATCTCATGCAAGAGAAGCATACGAAGATATTACTTTTGATTTTAAAATCGATAACGAATATAAAAACTATTGGGTAATATATAAATGGTTAGATATTCTCAATGATGTAAAGTCTGGTATATTTAACAGCGATGATCTTATCAATATACAAAGACATGAAGCTCTAAAGAATTATTCCTCTACATTTACTGTTTACGGGTTAGATGAATATGAAAATAGAAAGATTCAGTTTGATTATGTAGGAGCTTTCCCGACTAGTTTAACTGAAATTAAATGGAGTTACGGTGATAGTTCAGAAATTACTGCTGCGGCAACGTTTAGTTTTACTAGGATGGAAGCGAAGCTGATCTAATAATATTATCTTTATACTTACAACTTGGCATCTTATATACTAATTTACATACTTCCTCTTTTGTAATATTACCCGCTTTATAAGATTCTAATTCAATACAACCAATCATACTATTAGTTCTATTTTGTATACTCTTTACAAACATAGAAGCTTCGAACATTTGATCATGGTCCCCAGTATCAAACCAAGCATGCTCAGGATCTAGTATTGCTAAACTCAAATCTCCTGTTTTTAAATAACTTTTATTTAAGTCTGTAATTTCTAACTCGTTTCTATCTGAAGGAGTTAGAGTTTTTGCACGAGCAGAAGCAGTATCATCATAAAAATATAGCCCAGTTACAGCAATATCACTTTTAGGACTCTCCGGCTTTTCTTCAATACCAGTAACTACTCTTTCGTTTAATCCGTTGGTATCAAACTCTACAACTCCGTAATCTTTAGGATTACTTACTTTATAACCTACAATAGCTGCTCCAGGAACATATCCATAATCTATACCTGTGAATATATTATCACCTAGAGCTAACACTACATTATCGTCTCCTATGAATTTTTCTCCAATAATTAACGCTTCTGCTATACCGCGAGGTTGTTTTTGTTCTTTATATGAAATATTGATACCTAAATCGTGTCCATCTCCGAGTAGATCTAGAAAAGAATGTACTTTATTAGATATAATAAGTATGTCTTTAATACCTAATTTGAGGAGAGTTGACAGAGGGTAATAAATAGTAGGCTTATCATATACTGGTAAGATTTGTTTAGATAAAACCTTAGTGTTCGGGTAAACTCTTGTACCTGAACCACCTGCGAGTATAATGCCTTTCATATATTTATATTGTATTCAATTTTCTAAAAAAATCCAGGGATATTTATTTTTATATTTTTCACCTGAAATACAATAAATAATTAAAGAAAGTTATAACTATGTCTAGAAGAACTATACAATCTCCAGGTGTAGAAATTAGAGAAATTGATCTAACGCAACGTCCTGCAGCGCCACTAGGAACCAGTGTATTTGTACCTGGTTTTTCGAATCAAGGCCCTACAGATGAAGTGTTGAATGTTGGTACCTTTTCTGATTTCGAGGAAATCTACGGTAAGCCAACAAATGCTGCCGAGCGATATTTTTATCACAGCGTTAAACAAGTCTTTAATAGCGACGCCAATGTTTATGTCTCCAGGTTACCTTACGGTTCTGGTGGCGGCCTCAACTCGACCGAAAACAAATATACAGCCTTAATATATCCAGTTGTGGGTCTTAATACTAAAACATTCACTCTTACAACTAGTGGAACCCGAATTGAGTTTTCCGAAAATATCGGTACTAATGCAGGTAATGAAATTGATTTAAGCGTTGAAATTATTTCCAAAGATGCTAATGGTGAATCAGTTTATACCACTAAGTCCTTAACAGGTTTGGGTCTATCTGGTGGTAGTGACCAGAAAGTGCTAACAGGCGCAAATATTGCATCATCTATTGGAGATCTTTCCGGTCATACATTCGTAAAGGCAGTAGCTCACACTGGCGGTGATGGTACTAAGAGTGTAGATGGTCTTTCTGGTTTAAATGCTTCTTTATCAGGATCTGATTACTTTGTTATTGGTAATCCAACATTAGTAGAATTAACTCCTACTCAGTATAACGCTGCGTTGAACGGAGAATTCACTTGGAGTGACAATGCCTCTGCAGGAGATACTCAACTATTTAGCGCATCTACGATTACTACAAACGCATCAGGAACTGGCCTTGTTGTTCTTAATACTGCAAAAACAACAATTAATTCTGATTATGAAGGTTATTATGTTGGTTTGACAGATGGTGTTAACGTTAACCCTGCTACAGATTTTGATGTACTTGGATCACAGTTAGCTCCTTCAACATCAGGTGATAAAATCCCTTCAGCGTTTACTGCAGTGCCTGCATCTAGGTTAGAGTATTCTTTAAGCGCGACAAGTACTTCAGAAAAGACTAATGTAAGTAAGACTTTAGAGAATCTCTCTGAATTTAATATTCAAGGAGCGGATTTTGTTGATACTATTAGTTTAGGGTTGTTTAAGGTACGTAACACACCTTTCAGCAATACTGATCGCAAATTAAGTTACTTCCTCGCAGAAGGGTATACTGGTTCTCTTAACTCTTATAGAAGGGTATTAAATCAAAACGGTGGTAATAAGAAGTCGTTTTTCTTACCTGATGTAGAAAACAATTCTCCTAATATTAAAGTTCTTGTTAATCCTTATATTAGCAAGTATGCAGGAGATTGGACGTCTGGTATTACAGAAGCCCCTACAAAATTTGTGAGAGTTCACAGAACTTCAGATAACAATTCTTCTGAAGTAGCTCATGTTGCTCAGTCTGAAGTACTGTCTGCTAAATCAAATTATAGCGGAGTACAATCTCTTGTAGGATTAGGAGCTTTTGCAGAAAGTAAAATTACTGGTAAGAAGTTAGGTTCTATTCCAACAAAGTTGAATAGAATATTTGATATTGCTTCTAATGTAGACAGGTTCAATATTGATGTAACTATTGAAGCTGGTTTGGGTACAATTTGGGTGAACCAACAATACTCAAGAGATAGCGCTCTTGTTGGTCTTGAAAGCTTTGACGATACTGCTGGTATCAATTTAGGCTCTCCTGCAAGCAATACCGGCTTCTATACTATTAATGAAAACATGGTAGCCAACGGCAATGAAATTAAAATAAGAGATGCATATAGAACAGTATTCAATGAGTTTGAGCAATTTGCTAGAGAGACTCGTAAAGATCATATCTTTATTGCAGATATCTTGCGTAACATTGTTGTTCAAGGAGAAAACGCTAAGGTATTAGACGATAAGGATAAGAACTTTAGCCAGCATGTATATTGGCCGATTAGACATCAGTTTGGAACAGCTAATAGTAACTATGCTACAGTTTACGGTAACTGGATTAAAACTTATGATGGTAATTCCGATACTCAAGTCTGGATTCCTTTCTCCGGTAACGCTGCTGGATTGTATGCANGAAACGATGCTAACTTCGCTCCTTGGTACGCACCAGCTGGTTATACAAGAGGAGTTGTAACAGGAGCAACTGATATTGCTATTAGTCCAACTCAACGTCAGAGAGATCAATTATACAGAATTGCAGTTAACCCTGTAACTCAATTCCCTAGTGAAGGAATTATTGTATTTGGTCAGAAGACGCTACAACGTAAGCCAACAGCATTTGATCGAGTTAATGTTCGTAGATTGTTCTTGGATCTTGAGAAACGTACAAGAGAAACTCTTAAGTTCTTCATTTTCGAGCCAAATACATTCTTAACTCGCACTAAGGTTGTTAATACTTTAACACCTATTTTTGAGAATTGTAAGCAAACAGAAGGTGTTTACGATTACTTGATTGTATGTGATGAACGTAATAACACATCAGCTACTATTGAAAATAATGAGTTGATAGTAGATATCTACTTGAAACCAGTACGTGCTGCTGAGTTCATCTTGGTTAATTTCTACGCTGTTAACAATGATGTTAACTTTGAAGAGATTGTAGGACAGTAAGTTATAGTATTCATAAACACGGAGCCCGATGTATTTCGGGCTCTTTTTTTTACTTAATTGCGTGTTTTAGATATAAATATTTACAGTATGGCAGATATCAAACAAACAATACAGGACTTCTACAAAGTAGCTCAATCGAGAGATTTTGCAAGAAAGTATCAGTTTAGGATTCTTGATGTTTCTAATAAAGGCGCATCAGTATTCGATGAGACAGAGTTAGTGTACGCAACAACAGCAACTCTACCAGGTAAAACTATCGGAGCTCAAGAAGTTCCATATAACGGGTTTACCTTTAGAGTACCTAGTACTGTTTCTTACAACAATTCAGAAGCATTTAATATTCAGTTCTATGCAGACGCTCAGAACTCTACAAGAATTAAAATGGAAAACTGGATTGAAGAAACATTCAGTGATGCAACTACTACTGGTGATGGTATATTACATAACAATAGTACAATTACATTAGCTCAATTAGATACTCAATTTGAAGTGTTACGTACTTATAAACTATTTGGTGTATTCCCTGTTACTGCTGGTGACTTAGAATATGATATGACAAATGCAGGAGAGATTGTTACTTTCCAAGCTGGGTTCGCTTATCAGTTCTTCCGCAGAGATAACGAGATTGGTCAAGTAGTTAATAAAGTCGGCGCGCTTTTCTCATAATGTATGCCTATAGAGCTATCAGAACTTGATTTGCAGAATGGCGGGTCGTTGACAGGTAACTTCTTTCAGCTGCTAAACCAGCTGGAGACTACCATACCCATACCCAACCTGTTTATAGTTAAGTTTGATATTCCATCGGCTATCTCAGATGAAGTTCATGATACTCTAGGCGAGTCACCCAGTGATGGAAAAACTAATATTAATGCAGCTGCGAACTTATTTAAAGATGCAAAAATAAGTACCAATACTGGATTCGCAGTTTGTAACGGTATTAATGTAAATACAGAAACAATAGCTGTAGATAAGGTAGGTAATCAAGTAAACGGTTACCTACCTATTTCTTTTAATAAAAATAGAAATTTTGATCCCACAGATCTAAGTACTCAGTTTATAGAGAACGTAGTAAGTGTAGCTGATTTTATTTTTAAGCCATGGGTTAGAATGGTAGCTCGAGATGGTGGTTTTTCAGATACTAATCTACATACTAACTTAGAAATATTATATCTTGAAAGATCCTCTAAGTCAGGATTTTTTAACTTCTTTAGTAATACAGGTACTCCTTCTATACGCAAAGTATATACTTTTTATAACTGCCTTCCATATGATGTAGCCGCAGAGGGTATACAAACATATGCAGACGAACCATCTTTAATTAATAAAGAAATTAGATGGACTTTTGATAGGTATGATATAAAATTACCTAAGAAATGAATTTTCTTAGTGTTTTAAATTTATCAAAACAAATAACATTACAAGATTTTGATAACGTATTTTATACTATTAATAATGAATACAAACCCTATTGTTGTATAGATTTAATAGAAAAAATTAAGTACGAAATATTTCTCTCTGATCCAGTATACAAAGTCACACGAACTCTAAAAGGTAGAACTTATAATTTAAATCTTGAACCAGAAAACTTTCTCGTAGTACGACCTGAAAAGGATGATGTTCTACATGGTAATAATAGTTACAAAATAAACTATCCTAATGTTCTATCTATTAAGAATAATAACGTTAATGTTGCTAGTATTATTAAACAAATACAAGTTAAAGAGGAATGGATAGATGTTAATTCTTATAATATAAGAGATGTAGAACAAATACTTGAGGTTATAGATTTACAAGACTTTAACAAACTCAAGATAGCTTTTGATAGGTATATTAATAAGATATGTTCTTTTCAGTATATAAAGTTTAATGTAATAGACGAAAAACTTACTTTTGAAAATTTAGTAAAATTTATTATAGATAACTTTCATTATAATACAGAGAACTTAAATGAAATACTTCTATCGTTAATGAGACATTTCCACTTTACATATACTGATTTTAAAAATATAGAATTCTTCGATGTATTAAAATTAATTAAAATTGGTAACAAGATTGTAAATGAAGAAAACGAAGTAAATAATAAAAATGAGTAATGTAAATTTAATTTTAACCGAATTATCTAAAAAACAAGAAGATACAATTACTCTTCCTTTTAGTAAAAAAGAAGTTAAATTATCCAAACCAAAGTTCAAATTTCAAGAAGAGATAATTCAGTTATTCGAAAAGTATGACTCAGAACAAGCAGCTATACTTTCATATAGAAAATATATTAATAATTATATCACTTCTAGCATCGGCAATGAGATCAATATTTTAGACAAACACTTTTATTTGTACAGTGTAGCTAATAAATTAAATAACGAAGACAAATATACTGATATTTTAAATGATATACCAAAGCTAGACATCCCTAGTGCTTTTGAGAATAGTGAAGATGGTTTTGATTTTAAATTTGCTCTAGATGCTCCTTCTGTAAAAACTGAAAACTCATTTATTAAGTTCTTTAATAATAAGAAAGAACTCAAAATTGTAGAGTATGCTTTCTGTGATATTTTTAGGTTTGTAAAGACAATTACTATTAATAACGATGAAAGTTTATCTATAGATGTATCTGATACAGATATTAACTCTATATATAAGGTCTACACTTCTCTCCCAGTGTCTACGTGCAGTAAATTAATAGACTATATAAACTCTAATATTTCTTCTAAGATTAAGGACACACAAAAAGATAACGATATTGAGCAAGACCCGACTATATTTGTGAGTATTTGATAAATAATTACAATGGCTGACGACGCTGCAATTGTAAATGTTTTAAACATACTTGGGAAGAATTTTACTGCTCTTAGTGATAACGTAAGCGAAAGCTCTAAGAGACAGGAGTCTCTGACTCAACAACTCACAGATTCTCTTAAGAGTATAGTTAATGTTCAGTCTGCTCAACTTAAACTAGCTGAAGATGCTGAAAAAGCAGCTAAAAAAAGACAATCTGGTCTTGAGCAAAAGAAAGCCGAAGATGCCAAGGCACAAGAGGCGAAACAAAAAGCTGACGCGATTACCAAAGGACAAGAAAGTATTCCTATCATAGGTAAATTTTTAAAAGATGATCGCGAAAGAGGAGAAACAGGTAAAAGTATAGCTGCTGGTCTTGCTCCTGTCATGGCTAATCTACAAGCTAAATCTCAACAATATGCAGCGAAGGCAGCTACTCAAACAGGGTTACGTGCCAAAGCTACCGGTGGTATGGGAAGAGCACTTGGCGGCCTTGGAGGTCTGGTGGGTAAGATTGCTAAATTCATGCCAATAATAATGAGAGCTCTTGGACCGATTGGTATAGCAGCAAATATATTACTCAAGGCATTTAAATTATTACAAGGAGCTATAGGATTTTTAATCTCAGGAGCAATTGCATTTCTGGGTGTTCGTCTGTTCGCCATGATAGAAATGTTTAAAGACCTTACAGGTGTTGTAAAACAATGGTGGGCTGATACCAAAGAAGGTTTTAACATATTAGTCGGAGAGCTCAAAACCGCATTTAATAATACTAAACAAGCTGTAATAGATTTTTGGAATAACCCGCCTCAACCGGATGACTGGTGGTATATTATATCTACATCAGCAAGTGATTTTGCAGGTAAAATAGCAGAGAGTTCGAATTATATAGGAGAGTTATTTCCGGGATTAAAAAAATATACTGACGAAATAGCTAATCTATCTACAGAGGTATCAAACTACTGGGGTGATCCTCCCACACCGTCTGTGTGGTGGGAAGATACTAAAGAAGGATTTAAAATTGTTACTGATGGTATAAAAGAATCTCTCGTCGAGATGTTCGGTGGTGTTATTGATTTTATAAAAGAAAAAATAACTGCTGTTTTGGACTTCGCTGGAGGAGTCGCTGATACTGTAAAAGAAACAGCTGGTAGTATTTGGGATGGAGTAACAGGTTTTTTTGGTGGAGAGGAAGAACAACCTCTACCTGTTGAAATTAAAGAACTCACTCCTTATGATTTCCAAGGCGGTACAATTTATAATAATTTACCACCGGTAAAAATTGAAGGCGTAGTAAGCGATGAAATGTTGGAACGCCATAATAAATCTTTAGAGGAAAATAATCAACAAAGTCAAAAACTAAATCAAAGCTTCGAGCTTCTTATTAATACAATAGATAAGAAAGATCTCGGTACTACTGTTATCAATAATACTGAACCAGCTCCGACCCAAAGCTATAGCAACGGAGGCAAAGTAAGAAAGTAATATATGAATATTTTTAAATTAGATGATGAACAGCCTCTTTCATACCCTGATGGTATGACGTTTAAAACTGCGATTAATAACGCTCCATTAGCTAAGCCTATTAATGGTAAAGAAAAAACTATAGATGTAGTTAATGATTTTAAATGGACTAAAACATTGAAAGAGGGTAGAGTAAATGTACCTAAAATGCGATTAAGAGAACGATATGTAAACAGAAGTTCTTTTATAAGCAATTTAGCGTATGCTGCTAATGTTTATGTTGATACTACTGAAATAGCTACAAAAGCTATAGGTAATGTTGGTGCTAATATACCTATCGTAGGAGATTATATTAAAAGAGGTGCTGATAGCTTTCAAGATGCATTAGACAAAGGTGCGAAAGCTGTAGACTTACGTAACAGTGATGCAAAGAATCCAACACCGAAGCATCTGCAAAGTTATTATAATATATACGGAACTAAAGATTCAGGGTTTATATATAGTATACCTTACCTACAAGATGAATGGAAGGCTACACAATCTCAATGGGGCGAAGGCATGCTTGAAGGTTTAGCTAAGAATTTTTTCTCTTTCACTAAAGCAATTGTCGAAGGATTTAGTATGGAGGCCGCAAAAAGCTATAAGTACCCAGAAGTCGGTCCGACGATTAGTACTACAATATTTCTTGATAATACTAAAGATGTAAATCAAGACGGTCAAGCACCAAGCTGGCAGCAAAACTGGCAGCTTATATTTTTATTAGTATATCAAAATCTACCTAATAGATTTAACAGGTTTTTAGCTCAGCCATCAGCTTTGTATGAATTGAGAATGGAAGGTCTTCATTACTTACCGTATTGCTATATTCCAGAGCTACAGGTTAAATGTCACGGAGTAAGAAAGGAAAAGATAGTAACCTTTCAACTTAACAGTGAAACTAAATCAGTAAAAACTTTAATACCTGAAGTATTTGAATTAAATTTAAAGATAACTTCATTACTACCAGAGTCAAAAAACTTATTTTATGAGAGTTATGATCCTAAAGTAAGTTTTACTCTTGAAACAGATTAAAATAATATGATAGAAGACTTACAAAAATATCGTAATGAAATTGACGAGTTAGTTAATATAAAATATACTCGTTATGAAAATATTTTTCAGGTAGCAAAAAATAATAATTATTATTTTTATAATATTTTAAAGAAAATAAACATTCCGGAAAATATTGATAGTAGACTATTTCATGAAGTAATAGTTTCTATAAACATACCATACACTACGTTGAGTAATCAGTATTATGGTACTCAGGATTTATGGTGGTTGATTTGTTTAGTTAATGAAATTAAAAACCCTATTACCAATATTACTCCTGGTACAAAATTAAAAATTTTAACTAGTGATGCTGTGAATAAGGTATTAGCTGCGATTGAAGAAAATCTTAAACAATAATGCAACCTAATATATCAAAAAATCCAAGTGTTGAAAACAGAGATGTTACAATAGAGGTTGGCGGGTCTAAGTATGTCCTGGATATCTTCTTTGTAAACTCTGATGGATTTTTTAAAGTACAGCCTAATGTTTTCAAACAACTAGAGTTTAGAGATAGCATCTACAACCCATTTCTCTCTATTACTCTTGTATTAAAAAATAATAACAATCAAATTGAAAGTAACTTAGTTACAACACCTACCGATGTAAACCCTGATAATTTACAGTTTGAATTTAAGGGAAATAGTGATGAATTTGTTTTAATAAAGTTCAAACCTGATTTACAAACAGGTCCGTTGTCCGAAAAAGATCAATTTCCTTATCTCTTAGAGCTTCCTTGTTTTATAAAAGACGAAGAAGAGTTTGAAGAGGATGGTGTTAAGTATAAACTATTTGAGTTAATGGATGTTAAATTCCGCGAATTATCATACCCTACAAAACAATGGAGTACTAATCAAGTTTTATCTGATAAAGGAGATTTTTCACAGTTAAGCGATGACGAAAGAGCGGTTTACACAGGCGATGCTTTAAAAAACGTTATAGAAACATTCGTAAGTAAAAGCGTAATTAATCCTGATCGATGGGATAGAGGCCTATCAAAACTATTTTATTCTTCATCTATTGATACCACACCAATGCATATCATAGATTATATTATTGAAAATCACGTATCTGAAAAAAATAGTGATATGTGTTTATTGAGAGAAGATAAATTCGGTAAGCTTAACTTTTTAAGTATAAAAGATATTTTTAACGGTATACAAAGAAACAAAGCTATTGGGTCAGAGTTAGTAGGTAGCTATGAACTTCCTACTGAACAAAACGAAGCTGGTAATGATTATAGAAAACCTAATAAAAATATATCTCCGTTAATTTCTAATTTCCCAGTACGTAAATTTAATTATCTTAACTTTTCTGCTACAAGTAGTTTAGAGCGCTTGAGATCCACTAATGTAGTTAACTACAGTTTTAAAGATAAAAAATTCAACTTCTATAAAAAAGAAGGAGATATAAAAAACAGTATAGATTATTTTAATAAAAACTTTTTAACTAATGTACCAGCTAAAAATGCTCACATATCTTTTGAACCTGGAGAAAATGTACTAAACAGAAATTTATTTACTACAATGTATAGTACTTCTGATGAGAGTATAGCTCGTTATGAAGGTAGGAATGAATTAATCAAGAACATGTTGTATCTTTCTAGTAATATAGAATTAGAAACTAACGGTAATATAAATTTAAGATCTGGTAAATTTATAAATGTAATTAGAGAGACTAATATAGATTCTAAATTTGAAAGAAAATTACAAGGATGTTATTTTATTCTTGACACTCAACATATAATTAATAATACAGAATATATCAGTAACGTAATCGCAACTAAACCATATACAGTATGAGCTTAACACCAGCAAAAACATTAAAAGAAGAACTAGTAAGTACAAAACTAGAAAGTACTGCTAGTGCTCAATTAGCTAATGTTGCGACTAATAATCCTTTCAATGTATATAAAGATCATTTTGAATTATATGTAGAGTATGAAAACACTAAAACAAAAAATGATCCTATTACAAGTGAAGTAAACTTTTGGAAAAATAATATATCTAAGTTTGAAGATTTAGAACCTGAGTTTGTTTTATTTTGGATGCGTAGGTTAGCTAATGCAAACCCTAAAGTATTAGAAGATTTAAAAGGTAGCGTCAATATAGAAGAAACATCATTACAGACTTTAAGTGATAGTTTAGCGAATATTTTAGATCAAGACTTAGTTGTAGATAGTAGATATACTCCAATGTTTGATGTTGAGTTAGAGAGTAACACACCTCTACCTTACAATCATATACTTGATGCTAAATTAAATTTAAATTATAAAGCTAATGTATCTCAACTGAGCACTAAAGTGAATAGCTTGTTCAATCAAAATATATCACAGATAGTACAACCATCTTCTCCTGGAGTTGCTCATGGCGGGGATTTAGTAACTGATTTTACTCATATAAATAGAATAGCAGAAAACAAAACTACCCTATATGAAATTGTAGCTGATAAATTAGATGGAGCATTCGAGTCGTTTTTGTTCTTATCTAATTATAAACTAAACAATTTACAAGAAGTTATTAAGGTAGAATTTGATAAAGATGTAGAAGGTACAACAATTAAAGTTGACCTTAAAGGAGACAAGATTCAAAAATCTAAAAAGGCTTCTACTAAAAATCTACTCAGTTAATTCCTCTCCAGGAACTTCAATTACATCTTTTCCATCAATTAAGTTTTTTAGTATATCTTCTCTAGATAATTTAAGCTTATGATCTTGCTCACTATCTTGAAGCATTTTTTTAGATTGTATATCTAATTGTTTAACTTGTATTTGAGTTTGAGATTTTTTATCCTGAGTAACTAATTTGTTTAGAGTTTCAATAGCACCTGTTGATGCTTTTATTAATTCAGCTAAAGAAGAAACATTATCTGCATCAGGCACATGAAAGACAACTTCTTTCATATTCTCGATCATTTCCATACTATCGCTAATTAGTTTAGAAGATTTGTCAATAATAAATTGCTCGACTTCTTCTTTCTCTAACGGCTCCATTTGCGGCTTAGCTGTAGCTTGCTTAGCTTCTTTTGGAATATTTTTAAGCTGCTCTATAATATCATTAGCTTCTTCCATAGGATTATTTATCAATGTTTCCGATAATTAAACCTTGATTAAAATCGGAATAGATATATCATACGGGTATGAGCGAAAATGTGAATTGGAATATTGTAGATAAACCTGCTATAAAAGTAAAATTTTTAAAGACTCATGAAGATGCCATTCTACCTAAAGTTAATAATGATGGTTGGGCTACTGGTGATTCAGGGTATGATCTTTTTTGTGTTGAAGATGTTACTGTCCCTGGTGGCGGATCTTGCATCGCCCCAGTAGGTGTAACAGTTGCTGATATCTCACCTGGTTATTGGTTTAAAATTGAACCACGGTCTGGTCTTGGATTTAAGCATAACATTCAACCTCACCTTGGTGTTATTGATAACCAATATAGAGGAGACCTTGCAGTAAAGCTATATAACTTCAGTAATGTGGATGTTAAGATTGAGAAAGGTAAAGCTGTAGCTCAATTTGTAGTATATCCGCTAGTGCAGGTTTCATGTGAATGGTCTGAAGAAGTGACTGATACTAATCGCGGAGATCAAGGATTCGGTTCTTCAGATAAGAAAGATAAGTAATGGAAATATCTGATATTTGGGTAGAGAAATATCGGCCGAGTACGTTAGACGATATCGTACTAACTCAAGATGCTCGAGAATATTTTGAGACAGTTCAACAATCTGGGCACTTACCTAATCTACTTTTAGTAGGTAGTCCAGGTGTTGGTAAAACTACTTTAGCGAAGATTATTATTAATGATCTACTAAAGACTCAATATCTCTATATCAACGCATCAGACGAGAATGGTATTGATACTATTAGAACTAAAGTATTAAACTTTGCTCAAACGCAGAGCTTGTTTGGTACTATTAAAGTTATCGTATTAGATGAGTGTGACGGGCTAAGCTTAGACGCACAAAAAGCTTTACGTAATAGTATTGAAGAATATCATGATATTGCTCGTTTCGTTCTCACCGCAAATTATCAGCATAAAATTATTCCAGCTCTACAATCAAGATGTCACACATTCGTACTCACTCCACCGAAAGAGGAATATGTTAAGAGAGTTCTACATGTAATAAATGAAGAAAAGGTATCTATTGAGCAATCGAATCTTTCTGAATTAATCAATAGATCTTACCCTGACTTACGCAGATGTATTAATAGTATTCAAAAGTATGTAATTTCAGGAAAGAACTCCAATGTAGTAAATGGAGCAGATAACGTTATTACTAAAAGTCTCGAGCTATTGAAGAAAAAGGAACTCTATAAAGTAAGGAAGTTCATTATAGAGAATGAAAGTGCTTTTAGTAATGACTATGATACTCTATTCAAAGTATTATTTGATAAGCTATATAGCAACGAATTAGAGGTATCAGAACAAAAAAACAGAGACTGCATGATTACAGTCTCTGAGTATTATTATCGTAATAATATAGTTATTGACAAAGAAATTAACTTCTATACTTGTCTGATCGAGCTATCAAGACAAATACTTTGAAGTGTAACTCTCACCTGCAAGCTTGTAACTACCGTTATCATGTTTAGTTTTATTACCAACTAAAACATCTTGATCAGCGACAGGCTCAGGCTTGTGGTTAATTTTTTCTTCCTTTTCGTTGGTCTTATCAGTTCGAGTACCTCTATGATCTGAACTAGACATATCGAATTCTACTAACTCCATAGGAATTGATAATGGATTAGTATAGAAACCTGGAGCTTCTTCAACAGTAATATCAGCAATATATTCTTTAGATCCAAGCGCGTTAGTCTCATATTGTGTAGATTTAATAGCACTAAAAAGAATGTACTTACCAGATTCTTGGAGTTGAATAATACCATCAACGTAAGTCTTCCTGGTTTCATCTAAGTTTTTATACCAGTCAGAGCCTTTTACGTTAGAACGTATTTTGACGTAATCTCCTGGGATCGCGCATGTTTTCTCATAACGCTGGTATACCTCTTCGTATATTTCGTTAAATTTTCCCATTTTAATTATTTATGCTTTTTGTTTTATTATTAAATAATTAAAATGGCTATTAACTTAGATTTCTTAGATGAAAACAAAGTAAAGGATAAAACAACAACCTTTTCTTATAGTGATTTGTCTTTAGATTTTGAGCTAAGCTCAGATATTAACAATACTCCTGTCAATAGAACTGACAGTAAAAAAGATGTTAAATTGTTATATGATGAGGACGCTATTTATCAAAGTGTTAAGAATGTTTTTAACACAATACCTGGTCAGAAAATTTTAAATCCAGAATTTGGTTTAGATCTGAGACAGTACTTATTTGAATCAGTTAGTGAAAACACTGGTACATTAATCGGTGAAGCTATACAAAGACTACCATTATATGAACCTAGAGTTATAGTAAACGAGGTTAATATAGTAGGTAGACCCAGTCAGAATGAGTACTTTATAGAACTAAGCATCACCATTCCTACATTAAATAATAAAGACCAGATAGTGAAAGGTGTTTTAGATACGCAAGGATTTAGATACGAATAATTATGGATAACATAACAGAATTTGATTTACCGTTGAATAGTTACGCATCGTTTGATGCGCAAAGTATGCGCGACCTTATTATTGAGAGACTCAATAACGACTCGTCTATCTCTTTTACTGATCAGAATTTTGAGGGTAGTAACTTAAATGCTGTAATCGACATAGTTTCATACTCGTTTCATACATTATTATTCTATTTGAACCAGACCAGCTCAGAAGCAGTATTTACCGATGCGCAACTATATGAAAATATGAATCGTATAGTTAAGCTTATTGATTATAAGCCTCTAGGTTCTCAAACATCTATTGTGCCGATGACAATGAAAGGTTCAGCTAATCTATCAACTGGTTATCATACATTACCTAAATTTTCATATGTAAGTAGTAATGGTAAAACTTATTCTACTACAAAAGACTTAACATTCCAAAAGGTTAATAGCTCAGTAGCTGAAACTTTATCAGCAGTACAAAATTCTTTGTTTTACGAAGGAAGCGTAAATGAGTATCCAGATGTTATTGCTATTGGAGAAAAGTTCGAATCAATTACTTTGTTACCCGGTGATAATAATGAAGTAGATCATTTTAGTATATATGTTTATGTAAAAGAAAATGCTTCCGGTAAATGGAAAGAGTATAAAAGAACACCTTCATTATATCTCGCTAAACCTGGAGATAGGTCTTTCGAATGCAGATTAAATCAAAATAAGAACTACGAAATTACTTTTGGTAATAATGTTAATGGTAGACAATTAGAAGCAAATGAAACTATTGGAATTTATTATATTGCTTCTACAGGTAAAGAAGGACAGATTACTAAAAACGCATTTTCAGAAACATCGGTTAATATCTACAATACTACAAGATATAACGCAATATATACAGATACAAAAGATAATACTCTATCTTATATTACAGTAGGTAATAGTTTAGATGTAAATGCATCAAATACTGAAGATAGTACGCTGTACAGCGAGCCTGAAACAGTAGAAAATATTCGATCGAATGCACCTAAGTTCTTTAATTCAGAATACAAATTAATTACTAAACAAGATTATGAAAACTTTATTGATCGTAATTTTAAAAACTTTGTATACGATATTAAAGTAAGTAACAATTCTGATTATCTCAACATCTTTAAAAAATATTTGAAAGACGATTTAAAATTAGATTCCTATACTGATTATAACAACGCATTATACAACCAGTATAATTTTAGTGATAGTTTTGATGTTAATAATATTTTTGTTACTATAGTACCTAAATTTAAAAAGAGTAATTCTGTAGTTAAAAGATCTAATTATATTTCTACTAATCTTAAAAATGAAATTTTATATACTATAAGAGATTACAAACTCTTAAATGGTGAAGTTAGTTTTATCGACCCGGTTTACTTAACAGTAGACTTACTGCTAAAACAAGCTAACGAAGGTAAAAAGGTGAGTTATAAAGATTATACTCAATTAAGGATCGTAAGAAATTCTTCCACTATTGCTAACGATGACACTTTGAAAAATAAAGTCTTTACAATATTAAAAGATTATTTCGATAAAGCTAAATTAGGTCAAATTATTGATGTAAAACAACTTAATACTGATATAACGAGTATAGAAGGAGTTGACAGCTTTTATACATACAGAACAGATATTGATTTAAAATCTAACGGCTTGAGTTTAGGTATTTACAACCCGATTCATTCTGGTACTGATTTAAATATTATTGATACAAATTTAAAATTAAAATATTTCCAAATACCTTATATTGAGAATCTAGAAGACTTGAAAAGCAAAATTATCGTTGAAACAGTAACAAAATCTAAAACAGTTATAGAATACTAATAATGGCTGATTGTACACCTATATCATATACACCGCAATGCCCGAGCATTATAGCTGTACCTTTGACGATTACTCCAGCGCTTACAGGGTACACTAGAATTACTGAGTTTACATTTACACCTGGTCTTACAGGAGCTTTCGCTGATGCATATCATACAGATATTAGTCAAGTTAAAGTATCATGGGATTTCGGTGATGGTTATACTTTAAGTGCTGCTGATACATATCAAGCTTCTCATAAATACGAATACCCTGGTCAGTATACTGTGACGTGTTACTTTTATGATAATGAAGGCAAAGCGTTACTCAATACTTTAACCCAAACAGTTTCAGTAGATAATTTTTTAACAAATAGATTTAGTCTTGCTGATACAGGTGTTGATACAACTATCCGTGCAGGTGAGCTTAACATTAAGAAAAATATAAGATATAACGTCAACGTAACATGGCAAGATTACGACCCTAATGGNAATACTATATTTTTCGCAGCTTCAGGAAGTAGGTCAGATTTGTATGACGATTCTTATAAGTATGCTTTTTTGTTACCTTATAGAGCTTTTTATACTAGACAAAATAAAAAGTTTACCCGTATAAAAAATAATAAACAAAAAATAAACTTAACTCCTATANACTATGAATTAAGTGGTAACACACCTGTAAAGGTAACTACACCGACAGCGTCTTCACATATATTAGGTGCATCTGGACTCGGTGAAATATTTTANTTTGATGATCAACAAGAGACTGTAAAAGTATTTGCTGCAATTGATACTCATAAGCACACTATAGCTGATTACTTCATAAACAATGTAGATACTAATTTGAATCTATCAGGTTTAAATCACTTAGAAAGTGCAGTAGATTCTATGATTATTGATGTTGTTTATAATCCTAGAACTAAACTATCCCTTACAAGTACTGGTAATAAAAACATGACCTTACCAGTATATAAAAGACAAGGTGACCCTTTTCAAGTATTTGTGTGTGCTGCAGATAAAAATAATAATCCTGCTAAAATTTTCGGTAAGTTTAATTATGATAACGCAGGGTATAATAGCAGTACAGCGGGTAGATTTAAAGTTACAGTAGGTAGTACATTATCGGGGAGTGTAACTAGTACTGCTATATCAAGTGTAAGTTCTGCGGACTTTTCATATAACACCTCTTTGAGTAGTAGTGATTTGAGTTCGTTCTTTTACTTTAACTATACTCCTAGCGTTACTGGTACACATACTTTATATGTAAGAGGTATACCAAAATCAGGTCAAGCTGAACTATCAGGTTCTTATACGTTTACAGTACTTCCATCAGCTGGAGAAGAATATTATAAAGTAAACGAGTTAGATTTTGATTATAAAGAAACTTTAAAGAGTTATAGATTTCAAAATTTCTTACATGAATATGATAGTTTATTTGATGGTGTGCTAGGTTCAATCGTTGGTACGTTATCAAGTAATCCTAATACATTCGGTAAATCTGTTTTTGAAAAGATTAGTAACTTTGTGTTGAATACTTCAGATGTAGACACTTGTAATATTGATGTATTACGTAAGCTTTATGATTTATTCAACGANGAAGCTAATTTTAATATAACTCAATCACCTCCTGATTTAAAAAGGTTATTCAATTTATATACTATAAGATTTAGACGTCTAATGGGTATGGATGAAAAGTTTGATGAAAGTTTTGAGACCTTTTATTCATCAAATTCTGCATATGGTAAAAATATAGATTATAATAATCCTATTGATGCTACCACATATACTGTTACTGCTTATACAGATTTTGTTGCAGTACAAAAATTTAATAATGAATTTATACGTATCAAACCTCAAAAAGTCTCTTCAGGTACTATAACATCAGGTACTTCGGAATTAACTTCATATCCTTTATCTGCTTATAATAAAAAAGCAGGAGCTACTTGGGGATGGAATTTAGATAGTACGGTATCAGGAGCAAGTGGTTTAAAACATTTTTACGATTTTTATCCATACGTTGAAAATTATAATAATAAAAGAAAAAATAATATTTTGGATTACACAACTTATAGTCATAATAGCTTAACTGCCACATTGACTAGTGTATCAGCATGGAATACTGAAGTATATAAAAATATAGACTTCCAAGTTAGAAAGGGATTAAGTTTATGATAAGTCTTGATACTGTATCACCATTAACATTTGAAGAGTTTAGAAGTTACTATAACAACTATAATAATTTCAACGAATTAAAAGACCTGTATAGTACATACTTAACAGATTATAAAGTTAACAAGGATGCAAATACAGTAACTGATAACAATTATATCTCTGATAGTTATAAGGAGTTATTAAAGAATATAGATCATTCAGATCTCAATGAAGAAGTAAAGGATTATTTAAAGCAACTTAATTATAATAACCCTTACGAATTAGATATTGCTGCTCATTACGTATCAGACAATCTTAAAAGAGAATTTTCTAGACTAAAAGATTATAGGGACGAACTTAAGTTTGTAAAAACAAAAAACAATCTTAAATCCTCTAAAAAAGGTATAGAAATATATCTAAAGAACTTAATTGCGAGACTATTAACTCAAGATAGTTTTGTAAAAAATAATACAGATGTTACGTCAGTTAATGTAAGTGAAATCATGAATAAAATATCTATTCAATTTGTACGCTATTGTACAACTGAAGTAGGTATCACAGACGATTCAAAAACATTACCAAGTTCGGTAAAAGAAGATTTACATACTAAAGTTAAAAATGAATCAAAAAAGTTAATACAATCTCTCAGAATAAAATCAAAAGGTAAAAAATATATACTTACCTCTAATACAAAAAAACGAATATCTATAAACAAATTATATACTGACTATAATAAGCTTACTGATCGTTTTTTTGCTAATGAAGTTAAAAGTGAAGAAAATCTAAATGTAAATTTAAAGAATAAAGTTTTAGAAAAATATTTAAGTTGTGATGTTTTTTACTTATCTGGAGATTCGAAAAGCTACGAACTTAAAAAAGTACTTACTGCGGAAAATAGTAATTCTTATTTGAATAGATACAATCCGATAGTATCAAACAGTTATGGTACTATTATAAGAAACAACACTATACCTTTTCAATTAAGTTTTGAGAATGCTGGACTAGCTCAAGCTTTATCAAAAAATTTAACATTCAATATTGACGTGTCCGCTGTAAATGGTGAATTCTTTTTACCTGACCCTAAACGAGTACAAAGTGGTATAGGTTTAAAGAATAAAGATTCTAAGGTAGTTACACCTGTTAATTTTTCATGTGATAATAGATGGATTAAGAATAATGACTCTGATAGTATAAAAGTATATGATACAGAATCCTTAAAGTCATATGGATACCAATCTAAAGAAAATTCATTAAAATATTCTCATACAGGTATAAATCATAAGGAAGATGAAATAAGTTTCTGGTCAGGAGAGAATCAAAATATTTGGAAAAATCCCGATGCATATAAAAGAGAATCTCTCAATCAATGGCCTGAGAATGAACGACTAGAGGACTTATTAATAAAAAANGAAACTGCAGTTGTATTAAAAAATGATATATACGGTAATGAATTTATAGTGTATAAAAATGTATCACCTAAACGATTCGCAGGTACGTCCTATACATTATATAATGAGGATACATCTTCCTCTACTCAAGATATTACTAGTTGCGAGTTGTATGANGGATTATATTTTAATAGTGTACTTAGTGCTATAACCGCAGGAGATACACATTCGAATTACACTAGTCTCACTGGTATGTATGACACCGTATTAACTAACGATGTAAGTACATGCGAAGGCCAAGGAGGTTTTTTTGCGCCATTAAGCACGGTAGCTTGTAGTGCTGTTAGTGGTAATGATCTTGTAGACGCGTATCTATTCGAAGGTCATCCGTGCGCTGGCGCTCATTTTGCGCAAATTTATCTTAATAAATATGAAGCTACTTCTTTTAATAGCTTAGCTGTTCCAGCTGGNTTCACAACAACATATGAAGCTACTGGATTGAACGTGCCATCAGTAAGTACTATATCTTTATACAAACAAAAATATATAAATCATGGTACAGTTTTTGTGAGAGATATAAGCTCTCAGAAAGTATCTACATTTTATGAAAAATTAAGCAGTGTTTTAGGTAAACAATCAACATCATTAAAGAGTTCTATAAGTTCTAATGAAATTATAAGTTTTGATGTTATAGGTAATACAATCTTTATACAAACATCTGCGGATACTTTCACAGAAAGCTATACCTACGATGGTACTGATTTCACTTTATCCTTACCGTCGAATTCTTTGATTTAGTAGTAAATATTTAAATAAATGTTCCTAAGTAAGCAGTCAGATTATTGGTTTAAAGAAGATACAAGAGAGTTTCTTGTATGTGCTATTACTTCAGTGTCTGCAGACGGTCCTACTTGTAAAGGCCCATTAATCGCTCATTACCCTGCTATATATAGTATAGATAAAAAGACTAATGTTAAAAGATTAGTATTTCCTAATGATGTAGATAGTATTTCAGGAGCTCAACTTACCGATGAGGATGCACCAGGCTATGTTTATTCCTTTGTACCTGAAGTTAGTGCAGATATAAATTTAAGCGAGATAAGTAAGCCAGTAATCACTTACAACGAAAAGACCGACTTTTATAATATTACATACTTAGGTAGATATACAGATTCTACGGACGGTTTCACAATCTTTACATATACTTTTCAATATGTAGATGAATTTATGTATCCGGTGTACAGTAGAGCTATTGTACCAGAAAGTAAGCATACAAGTTCAGTATTTAATTATACAGGTAGTAACTTACATAAAGACTATTTTATACAAGGCAACTCTACAGAAGGTGTAGATTCTTTTTACGGTTTAAATGTTGATGAAAGACCGCCAAACTACAAATTGAGACCAATGCATAAAGGGAATGATATCCTCTTTAATACAGCTCTATTTACTCTCACGTCAACCGATCTTACTGCTACTTCATCTCTACCTTTTGGCCATAGCGGTGGTTTTATAGCAAAGAAAAAAGAAACACCTAGTTATAAGACTGATGATTATATTAGAGTGGATTTCACTTGCAAATCGTATTCATTATCTAGTACTTCACAATTAGGTCTCATAAGTACGAGATCTGATAACCTAACATCTACACCTCCGTCTGCTACTAGATCAATTAAACAATACACTCTGAGTGCTGGTCCAGCAGAAGGTTTTTGTGTGTTTTTCTATACACCGAGCGACACCGACGAAGTAGAACTTGATGGTGTTAATAGCTCTTTGGGATATTGCCCAGCTGGGATGAACGCGTTTGAGGTTAACGGTTATCCTGCATTTTCTACTAAAGGTATAAATTTAAGCGGTTACGTAGGAATAGCATTTGATCTTGCAGGTAACTTTACTACTACTTATGAAGATAAACCTGGGTCATATGATGGTACAACATTCACACAAGTACCATGTAGTATAGGCGTTAGAGCAGGAGCTGATAATGATTACAAAACATTAGGCCAATCTAGCGCAATTACATCTATACCCTTACATGAAACAGTATCAGCAGCTTCAGCTGCAGTATATAAAGACTTTAGAGTCGAGCTGACCAAGAAAAGTAAAACAGTTATTGTATCAGGAAAACTTTCTACTGATTCTACTTATACAGAACTTTATAGAATAAATTTAAATAAACCTAATTTTAATTTTACTACTCCGAGGGTACTCAAAGCAGGTTTAACAAGTACGACATCCACTAGCGTTTTTAATTTTGAGCTTAAGAGTTTTAGAGTACAAGGAGTAGCAGACAAATGAAGACATTTACTTATACATTAAGTACAACTCAGCAGACTTCGACTGCTACTGTAAGTACGTTAACTCAAAACTTAACCGGTACTACAGAAGTTACTTTCAATCTTAATGATATTGATCAAGCTCAATCACCTGTAGACAAAGTAATTGTCACGTTTACTGAGAACGACAAAGAGGTNGTTTTTAACAGAGATTTGAGTTCAACAACAGATACAAAATCTTTAAGTGCTACTACGTTTACAGAAGTACTAGATAATGATGTTATTGATCTTGGTAGACCTAATGAAGTAGAAATACTGCTACATAGAGATGATGGTATAACTGATTTGTATACTATTTCGTTTAGAATGTACGCAAGTAGATTAGATGACTATTTAGACGTAAATCTCGTTAAAGGAGATTTCATAGATACAGATACTACTCAGGATAACGTACTACTAACGTTTGAAGCTGATAACCCAGGGTTAGTTGGAACAAGTTTGCTAAGTACTAATACTGATGATTATTTCTTTTATGACTCAGGTACTACTGCAACAAGTTCTTGCTCTACAGAGGTTGGATTTGAAGATGAATATGACTTTGTTGCGGCCGCTTTAAGCCATGCTACATTTAATGTGAATGCTGAAGGATGTGCTGATGGAGGTTTNAAATTAAAATTTAGAACTAGAACAGGTATTGGAACTGCAAACTANCCGGGTGTAGGTAACTTTGATCCCGCTATACCTAATTCTCAATTTATACATGTTACTGGCTTTTTAAATTTCCATCCTCATGAAGGCACGAGAGTAAAAGATATTAACGTACCATTAATAGATATTCATGGCGCTAATCTCAAACCAGGTCTTACATATCAACTAGAGAATGTAACAACAGGTATAGGTACATCCTATTCTGCGTTAAATAGAGGTTATTTCTTTGTAGATTTATTTGATGTAGATGGATGTGAAACTGTAACTTTAGGAACAAGTACTTTAACAGCGTATATAACATACTAACTTATAATTAAAAAAAGGAATAAATAATCATATGGCTTTAGAAGATGAAATAGTAAACATAGAAGACTTAGAGATTGCCACCGAAGTCAAGATAGGGGACTATGTATTGTTAGAAACGACTGATGGTACACGGTTATTAGATTTTAAAGATTTTATTATCGGGGTCGATAATATTACCTTCTTTGATAGAATTTCGGGTACGTATCTAAAGACATCTGATATTTCAGCTGTAAGTGCTAAAGCCGAGACTAATCATGCTATCTTAACAACTCTAAGCTCNGTGACAGCTGATATAAATAATAATGCGTCGCGAATTAATGATGCGTTTAGTTCTTTAGCTACATTTGTAGATAGTATTTCTACATCTACTATTGACGCGTCTGATATATCATCTAACACTAATTCAAAAGTAGGTTTTACAGTATCTAACACAGTAGATAAGGCTTTAAATAATACAAACGGTTCTCTACTTTTTGAGAGGTTCGATTTCAAAGGAACAGGTCTTGTCGAAGGTACAGATGTTCAACTCGGTGACGGCACTACTGATATCGATAATAACAGTTTTTTCTATAAAGCAAAAGACGATTACGGAATGTTATTCAACGGTATGATAGGGGTTCGAGTACCTAGATCTATAGGCAATGACAAGCGGTTTTTGACTATACATAAAAACGCAGTATTTTACGCGCGACAACCTTTACAAATGTTTGCAAATGCACCCACTAATAGCTTTCCGTCAAATACTTTTAGTCATGGTACATATAACTTCTCTGTATATATGAATTTGAAAAAAGGAGATAAAGTAACACTACATCTTACAAAATTTAGCGGTATTGAAGCTTCCACATTCTCAGGCATCAGAATAATGTAATGAAAATATTTACCTTTGATACAGAGTCAGTAAAACCGGTAACGATGAAACACACATCGGATAAAAATTTACTGTTCAAAGGTAACGTAGAAAACTACAACTTCGGTTTACGTTTACAAACATATAACTTGTTTGAAAATATTAGCGATAGAACTACTAACTATAATACATCTTACTACTTGTCTGACTTATATAGCTTGAGCTCTGTTATGAGCTTAAAAACTCCGTATACGTTGCAGAGTGATTCTAAGTTTACTACCTACATAAAAAATATTTCTAACGCAGGAACATTTTACGCTAAGTCTACAACATCTACAGCTGTTACCGCTATTACATCGTCAAAGCTGTCTGCTGATAGTAGTTTTAGTACTTTAAGTTCTCAATACTTTTTTACTCTTAATATTAGTACTAATAGATACTTATATATTACAAAAGAGATAAATGATAAAACTTATTACGGTTACTGTTCTGCCGAAACAATAAAGTTATCAGGAGAAGTACCTACATTAAGTTCTCATCTATTTGAATACGTTATTGAAGATGAAAAGGTAAAACTTTTTCCTGTAAAAGACCTAGACAAACCTTTAGAAAAATATCAATTAATTTTCAACTCTGGTAGTGTAGAGTTAACCGGAACATCAGCTGGTAATGCTGTAAGTTCTGTGTTTGAAATAAAAAGAAATACTCTTACTAGACTCAAAGGAGCTCTTAATAATACTTTTAGTTTTTACTTATCAAGTTATAACAAAGACAATATTGGTTTAAATTTAAATACAACTACAAATAGTGTAAGTAATAACTACCTAGGTTTTTCTAATAATTATACATTAAAGTATAATGATAACTGGGAAGTTGGTTTAGATGTTTTACCGTTGAAAAACCAAGCTACGGTAGAAGAGTTTTACTCGAACAATAATCATTATAACTCTCAACCCACTAATTTAAACAGACAATACGAAAAGTTATTTACTGGTAATGTACAGAATCAAGGATATGACAAAGTATATCTATCATATAATATAGGTACGAAAGATGTCCATTTTCCACCATCTAAATTAACTTACTTTACAACACCGTCTAGTCTATCTCCTTATACAAAATTGAATATCAATGATTCAAAAATTGATCACTTAGGAGCAGTAGCAGGTAACCACCCTTTAATATCAGATAAAGTTTTTAAACGCAGAATTGATTTTAAAAATAATAATTTTACAGATGATATAAACGCTACATATCTTTGTAGTTGGTTATCAGGTAATACTAGCGGTGATAAACTTTGGATGGATAGATACTATAATCCAGATGCGAAAGATTTTAACACAGCATTATCTACAATATCAGGTACATCATTTACAAATACAGTAACTGCAGCAGGAGCTCAATCTACTTATGTATTTGATTTAAGCTCTAGTTTGACATTTGAAAAAAATAATGACTATGCTTATTATCATATAGGAGAGTTGGATTATGCTAACCATATAAACTCTTTAAGTAGCTTTGAGCTGTCAAGAGATATGGAGATACTAACTAAGAAAGGCTCTGTTGCTACATTTAATAATGTTAAGAATGATATTGAAATAGATTTTGATGGTAATAGATTTAGTAAGTTTAAAACAGATCACAACGGTGATATGTCATTATCTTTCTGGTTAAGCGCTCAAGACTTTTCCTTACCTTTAGGTTATAAGCTGTTAGGTAATTACTTTGAAGAAGGCTTTGGTATATTTAATACAGATTTCGTTACACCTAATATATTCTTACCGCAAGGTAATAAAATACTTCTATTAAATAACGACTTAGAAATCTACGATGAAATAGAGGTTTTAGAAAATAATGAACCAGTAAAAATTAAAGGCATAGCGAGAAAAGATAACTTCAGCGAGTTTTATGTTTTAGGTGAAAACAACGTAATATACATTTATAATAGTAATCCCAACTTAGTTAGTAAAGTCGTAGACTTATCAGGTTACAGTAGTTTAGTAATTGACGACATTGACGTTACTAAAGATAGATTCTATGCGGCATTTAATCCATCAGGAAGTAAAGGATACTTCTTTTATGATTCTACAAATAATAGTACTCATCTCAAACGCACTGTAAGCGCTGATAGCCTGGGAGACAAACATAAGCTGTATGTCGGGCCAGATGGTGATAATAAAGAAACTAATAATGTTAATTTCTTCAAAGCAGATTCGCAACTTGATACAGGAAATGAAATCGCTATAGATAGTAATAAAAATACATTTACTATTAGACAGCAATCCCCTACTGAAAGAAATATAAGATATAATTTATTATATAAAAACAAATACGCTAACAATACTAAAAATACTGTGAAAGTATCTGGCGGTAGTACGGAGTCTTTTATTAGTAATGTAATTGTAGATGATGAGGATTTTATTATAACAATACATGATGGTATTAGAATTTCTAAATTTAAAAATTCTAGAGAGTTAGTAACATTTAAAGACTTAACTTTCTTAGATAGAGACTCTAAAAAGTATATTGATGTCATTTTAGACTTTGAAGGTAAAAATTATGTTAAGTATTATTTGATCGTAGAAACGTTTTCTAATAAGACAGTATTACATAAAGTCGATAAAGACTTCAATTTATCAAAAACAAGAAGCTTAGGATCAAGAGTTATAAATAATCTCAATCTTACTAAGACGATAACAAGTTATTATTTCCTCAAAAAATATAACGCATGTAAAAATACTTTCAAGATTGTATTAAAGGCGAAACCTAAATTTACTAAGACAGGTGGATTTAAGAAAACTGAAGCTCATATAGAGTATGACATAACTCAACTCAATGGCGGATACAATCATTTCGCGATAAATGTTAGCATGAAACAGGGTTGGATGGACCTTTATGTGAACGGACACAAGTATCAACGTGAAACCTTCAGTCCTGGTACCTTTTTACTCGACAATCCACTGGGGACTGGAGTCTTCATAGGAGCCTTAAGCACTCCCTACTATCTGAACTTTTCAAGTAGATTACAGCAATTAGGTAAGTATCTATTGAGAGACCTAAAGCTCAAAGGGTTTAAAATGTATGGGCGCGTGCTAGACTACTATGAAATCAGGTCTCACTATAATTACCATAGTTTTGACAGAGACACGGTGTGGTCACT